CTTGCAACTGTAGATACAAAGTATGCTAGTGATATAAAAGCAATACAGGATAGAATACAGGACCTACGTGGACAAGCTAATGCTAAAACAGAAGACTTAGATGCTAGGGTTACAGAACTAGAAACATTCATTGATAAAGAACAAACTGTAATTGACGGTGTTAGAGAAGAGAAGTTTGCATACGAAAAGACTTATAGAAAACTTGAAGCTGAAGTAGGACCTATTAAGTATATTGCTGAATTCATATATGGTGAACAAGCAAATCAGAACTTACTAGAGTCAGCAGTACGTTGGGTAATCATAATTATTATCTTTGTGTTTGATCCATTAGCAGTATTACTATTGATTGCTTCGCAGTATACATTCCAATTTGTAAGAGAGGATAGAGGGCCTAAGTTGCCCCCAAAGTCCGACCCGGATCCAGACGAGCCTGACGATCCGGTAGAAGAGAAGTTCGAAGATGTTAGTGAAGAAGAACTAGCAGAAGAAGAACAACGTGAGCTCGAACAACTTCGTGCAGAAAAGATAGCAAAGAACGTTCCTCCGACGGAGAACCCAGACAGGTTTGATCCAGATGAAGTAAAGTATGAGATGGACGATGTGCATGATAAAAAAGACGAAGAAGAAATGCGAATAGCACTAGAAAAAATTGATAGTGAAATTGCAAAAGAAAACCCACCTGAATACTTTGGCGAAGATGAATACGTTCCAAATGAAAACATTAAAGAAGAAGCTAAAGATATTGACAAATGGAATAAGTGGGTAGAGGCCGCTGAACAAGAAGTTGCTAAAGAAGATTCAAAAGAAATAACAGGTATTGGTGCTGTCAAAGGTTCATTTAAACAAGCAGAGGAAGAACTTCAAAAAAAAACTCTAGAAGGAACCAATTACATAACAAAGGTCAGCAACAAGCAACAACGCCAAACAACGAATCCGGAAGACTCCGACCCGACTTCACAGAAGTAGTAGACCCAGAGAAATACGTTCAAAATCAAGAACAAAGTCAGAACTCCATTTGGAGTAAGATCCAGAAAAATAAGTAATAGTATGGAAGATCCAGTAATCAATTTAATCACGCCACCTGATAAGTTGTACAATGACAATAGAAGCTTTCTATTAATGAATCCTAGTGATATTGTTAAAGAACAATTTAATGAAATGGCAAAACAACTTGGTGAAAACTTGAACGTTTATCTGTTTGACCAAGATGAAGTACACGATGTAAATTGGTTATTAGATATAGTAAATCAAGTAGGTACAATTATATTAGACGTAGACAATACTCGCAATGAGTATCAATGGCTTATTGGCTATCTTTTAAGTTTTGATAAAACTTATTACTTGACAAAAGCCGACCAGATGTCGTATAATGTAATTAACACTCGAAGGATTTACGATGTGAGACAAATTGCAGAGGAGAACGATAGCTTTGTCAAAATTCAAGGAAAGACCTAAGAGTGGTCTTACTGTTTTAGTCCGCAACGGCGACTTTAATGGTGCATTGAGAAAATTTAAAAAACGGGTATCGCAGGAAGGTATATTGATGGATTATAAAGCAAAACAATATTACGAAAAACCTAGCGAAAAAAGAGCAAGAGCAAAGGCGGCAGGTATTGCTCGACAGAAGAAAGAACTACGAAGACGAATGTTGGAGGAAGGATTTTAATGGAACTTAAAGCGGATCTATGGTTTCCTAGTATTATATTTGCAGGCATAAACGATGTTATTGATCGTGGAGCCATTAAGCAAATTGCACAGGCTTGGAGAAACAAAGAACCAGAACTTGCAGGTAATAGCAATGAAGGTGGTTGGCATAGTCGTTCAATCGAAAACATTGACATACTACCACCAGAGTTACAACAAGTTTTTAATACAATGGTTATTGAACTTGATAAAGCAGTTGAATCTTGTCGTAACAACATTGGCTTTCCTCCCTTAAAATTACAAAACTTCTGGATTAACATTAATGGTCCAGGAGCATATCATACACTACACAATCATCAAGATGCTATGTTGAGTGGTGTGTTCTATATAGATATTCCAACAGAGAATATGGGTGACTTACAGTTTTATCGTGGAGATGAAGCACAATACTACATTCCAGATAACCTAAGCACATACAACACAATTACAAGTACTATGGCTACATATCCACCTAAGCCAGGTATGGTTGTTATTTTCCCTTCATGGGTCAAACACGCAGTAAAACAAAATAGGTCGGATGCAGAGAGAATAGCAATATCATTTAATTATGGAGCGAAATAATGAGAATAGAACAAGACATTAAGTTGGACTACAAAGACGTACTGTTTAAACCTAAAAGATCAAAATTAGAAAGCAGACGTGATGTCGACTTAACTCGAACGTTTAAGTTTCATTACGGTAATGAATGGACAGGTGTACCTATCATGTCAAGCAATATGGACGGTGTTGGTACATTCGCAATGGCAAAAGTATTACAGGATCACAAGATGATTACTGTAATGAGAAAACATTATTCAGTAGACGACTGGACTAAAAATGCTAAAGGTGTTAAGATGAAATACCTAAGTGTTTGTACAGGTACAGGAGTTATATGGGATCCTGATGCACCAGACTATGCTACAATGAAAGCAGTACTGGCAATGTATCCGGACATTAAGTTTATTACTGTTGATGTTGCTAATGCTTATCATGAAAACTATGCAGACTTTATTTCAAGAGTTAGAGATGCTTATCCTGACAAAACTATTATAGCTGGTAATGTTATATCAGCAGAGATGACAGAAGAACTTATTATCAAAGGTGCTGACATTGTTAAGTGTGGTATTGGTCCCGGATCAGTATGTACTACACGACTAATGACAGGTGTTGGTGTTCCGCAACTATCAGGAATCATTGAGTGTGCTGATGCGGCCAACGGTATTGGTGGACACATTATTGCTGATGGCGGTTGTGTTTATCCAGGAGATGTAAGTAAAGCCTTTGGAGCAGGAGCTCACTTTACAATGCTAGGCGGTATGTTAGCAGGACACGATGAAAGCGAAGGTGAAGTAGTAAACGGCAAGATACAGTTCTATGGTATGAGTTCAGATGCGGCCATGGCAACACATGGTACTCGTAAAGATGGATATCGTGGAGCAGAAGGCAAGGTTGTTGAACTTCCACACAAAGGCCCTGTTGAGAAAACTGTTATTGAAATACTTGGCGGACTAAGATCCACTTGCACATACATTGGTGCAAAACGTATTAAAGATATGCCTAAGTGTACAACGTTTGTAAGATGTACACAACAGGTTAATCAAGTGTTCAATCAGTTCAATGCAGATTAGAACTAATCAGAAACCGTTCGTACACACTATCATAGACGATTACTTTGACAAAGAAGAACTTCCTAGTGTATTTTCTGAAATAAAATATTTAAATCAACACGCCACTGACACAAAAGACAATGGCGATCCAAAGAGCAGTAACATGAATGCAGTTCATTTGGATAAGCACTACAAAGAAGAAAGACACGTAAGCAGTATTCTTAGATATAATAGAAAGATGTTTGATCTTGACTTTTCAGAGAACATCTTTGCAAATTATATAAAGATGTGTAACTTTGATGTTACCCAACTTAACTGTTACAATGGAGATGGCAGTTATGATCTACATCCTGACCTCGGAGTAATGTCAGCAGTAACTTTATTGTACGAAGAGCCTAAGCAGTTTACAGGCGGAGAACTAGCTTTTTCGGACTACAACTATACTCCAGAACTCAAAAACAACTCGCTAATACTATTTCCTAGCTTTATACAACACGAAGTAAAACACATTAAAGGAACAGGTCGATATAGCATAAATCACTTCTTTTTTATCCATATTAGGTAGATTTGGTTAGATTTATACTTGAAAATAGACCTATTTTAGCATATAATTTGTATAGTAGTATAAATACTAATATGTTAAAGAATGCTTGATAGGTTCTTTCAACATTTAACTTGCTTAATAAAGGAGAAACAAAATGACAAGAAACCAACATCTATCAATTTTTAATCAACTAAGACCAGTAACAGTAGGGTTTGATCCTATCTTTGATCACTTCGAAAGAATGTTTGACAACGATACGTTAATGACACCATCTGTTAACTACCCACCTTACAATATTGTTAAAACAGGTGACTATACCTACAATATTGAAGTAGCCCTTGCAGGCTTCAACAAGAAGGATATTGAAGTTAAGTACGCAGATAATACTTTAGAAATCAAATCCATTCATGAGAAGGAAGAAGCTAAAGAAGGAACACTACACCAAGGTATTAGCAAAAGACATTTTACTAGATCTTTTACTATTGCTGAAGATGTAGAAGTAAAAGGTGCAGAACTTAAAGACGGTCTTTTACAAGTTGAACTGGAAAAAATTATTCCAGAAAGCAAAAAACCAAGAACTATTAATATTAAGTAGTTCTAATAATAAACCGATAGGGAGGCTGAGATACTAGCCGCGAAAACGGGTATAAGCCTCCCTTTCATTTACTATTGCATAGGAGTGGTACAATGATAAGTAATGTTATGGACGTACAAATAGACGAAAAGATTAAACAGAAGATTTTGGAGCCAGCACTATACAAGGTTGTGTTCCTTAATGACGATCTAACACCAATGGAATTTGTTATCGAATGTCTTGTAGGTATTTTCAAACATACTGATACAACCGCAAGAGACCTTACAGTAAAAATACACGAAGAAGGTTCAGCAATAGTAGGAGTATATACTTTTGAGATAGCAGAACAAAAAGGTATAGAAACAACTACTTTAGCTCGTACTAACGGATTTCCATTACAAGTTAAAGTGGAAAAAGAATGAGCCTAAAAGAATTAACTTACGAACATCATCGTAACGCAGAAAGACAACAATTTGTAAAGGTACTAATGAGTGGGAAAATAGATCCTAAACTCTATGCTACCTTTATGTACAACCAACACCAACAGTATAATATATTAGAAGTTCATGCGATGGCACATGGATTGTTAAACGGTCTAATGGATATTAGACGAGCTCCTAATATATGGGCAGACTACGAAGAATTATGGGAAGACCACGATAACCCACCACAACTATTATCAGTTACTAAAAAGTATGCCGATCATATTATGAGTATCAAAGAAGATTCTCAAAAACTGTTTGCTCATATGTATACAAGACACATGGGCGACCTAAGTGGTGGACAAATGATCCGTAAAAAGATTCCTGGAAGTGGCACACTATATGACTTTGAAGACGGTCCTGCTCTTAAAGAATTAATCAGAGAACGTCTAGACGATAGTATGGCCGATGAAGCAAAGATCTGTTTTGATTTTGCAACACAAACTTTTCAGGAACTAATGGATGTCTCAATCGACAGTTAAAAAAATTGTTATAGTAGGAGGCGGAAGTGCAGGTTGGCTTACGGCCGCTTATGCCCTATACAATTTACCCAACACACAAATCACACTAGTAGAAAGTCCTAACATACCTATAGTAGGAGTAGGTGAAGCTACTATACTTGGCTTCGACCATTACCTAACTGACTGTGGTATACCAACCGAACTATGGACAAAGGAATGTGATGCAACTATTAAACTAGGCACATACTTTCCTAACTGGAGAGGTGATGGTAAAAACATTTGGCAACCTTTTTACTTTCCAATTGAAATGGCAAAAACGGGTAACTGGCATGATGTAATAGACTTATGCCGAGATGCTAATGTTCCTTTTGAAGATTACGAAAAGTGGACTGCTTGGTATGACATCAGTGTTAAGGATAAAAAGATTGCAGGTAACACAACTGCCTGTGGTAGTGAAGCTCATGTAGGTTACCATTTAGATGCAGTTAAACTGGCAAACTTCTTAAGCGAATATCTTAATAAGAAGTATCCAAGGTTAAAACATATTAAAGCACACATAGATAAGCCTGTTATAAAAGATGGAAACATTGAACACGTTGTATTAGAGAACGGTGAAATGGTTACCGGAGACTTCTTTGTTGACTGTACAGGATTTAAAAGATTACTTTCAAATGCATTAGGCAATAGTAAATGGGTTGACAGAAGTCATATGTTGTTTACAAATGCCGCAGTGGCATCACAGATTAGTTATGAAACAGAAGATGAACCACAGGTACCTTATGTAACTGCACAGGCTTGTGATCACGGATGGATATGGAAAACTCCTGTTAAAGATAGAATAGGTAGTGGACTTTGTTACAACAGTGATATAACAACTAAACAAGAAGCAGAAGATTATTTTGTACAACATTGGGGAGAACATAGATTAAGAACAGGTAAGTTTAATCATGTACCTTTCAAACCAGAGTACAATGCAAACAACTGGCGTGGCAACTGTTTTAGTGTAGGACTAGCAAGTGGCTTTATTGAACCACTAGAATCAACAGGACTTGCATTATTAGTAATAGGTAGTTCAGCACTACACTATATGAAAAAAGGTTATTATGAGCAGGAGGACATGGATAGATTTAACGAGGATATGAGTAACGTGTACGAAGATAGCATGGGCTTTGTTGCACTACATTATTTTAGCAATCCAAGACAAAGTAAGTTTTGGAGACACGTTGAAGATAACTTTAAAGAAACTGAAAAGATGGAAGAACTATGCACAAACTTTGCAAGAAACTTTACTCCAAGTTTAGGTGGACAGTTTTTTCCACGTAACACAGAGATATTCCAAGATATAAATTGGAAGCTATGGTTAAACACCGTAGGTATTAAAACTGCTACTGCCAATTTAGGTGAGCAGGAGAGTAAGGAACTTTTAAATAGAATGAGAGAAGATAATAAAAAAGCTTCTTATCCAGGCTTAACAAATAGACAATGGAGTAACAGGTGAGCGAATCAATTATATGGGATACATTAATTAAAACCCAAGACGACATACTTGACATTTTTAACGAGTATGCAGAGGAAACAGAAGAAAAGACTTTGAACAAGTTTAATCAACCCGAGAATGGTTGGCTCAATAGAGTATGGGCAAACAAGCACGTTCGAAGAGCTCATATTGATGTCGTAGATGTACGTAAGGATAAAAGCCTTTGGATGATGCACGTATGTTGTTTTCCAACACTAGACAATGGTGCACCTATATACGGCTTTGATGTTATAGCAGGTAAACGTAAGATGACAGGTGCCTTTCATGACTTTTCAGCATCTAGTGGAGGAGAGGATCACCCACTATGCGAATGGTACCAAGATGCAGTAAAAGATTTTATTCCTACAAAACAAAGAGAACTACCACAATGGGCAAAGAATATTTTTAGTCCAGGAATGATTGCCGCTGGTAATGTTGCAACACAAGAAGAAGCAGAAGCTATTTGTAAACTAGCAGTTGATAACCTAAGAGTATGGTTCCAATCAGTACCTGAATATGCAGGCGATCAACCCACAGATTTTACTGCCGGCTGTCAGGACTTCTACTGTCATAATCAGCAACAAAACCCACATACACCACGTGTTATGAAGTCTTTAGGACTTAACGAAGCAGACGTAGATGAATTTTGTACTAATGCTTTGTTTCCTAAACTAGCATAAATACTAGTGTTATGCGTTTCTTTGAATTTAAAATAAATGAATCTAAGGGTATATTCGGTAGAGTGCCAGGTGATCCCTATGTACATCCAGACGGACGCAAAGCAATATTCAAACAAGTAATAGGCTTACCTGATATGACACAAGGTGGTGGGCAGTTTGAATCTCCAGAGGCACGTGATGCCGCAATAGAAGAATTTGAGAAAAACATCAATGGTAAAATTGAATGGACTAACAAACCAGACGCAGGTTCATTAGCATTTGGTGTTGCTGAAGTACATTCAGCAGATGGCGATCAAACAATGTACTGGGGTAGATACTTTCGTATTATGAAAGCTAATATGATGAGTGCTTGGCCTAATGCAAGTGTACCACAAGGTTGGAAATTAGCAACCAAGGGTGCCGCTAAAATGGATCAAGGATTAGAACCACAAGCATTAATCAAGACAAATAATTTATTCAAAGGTTCTGAGTCAGTAATTAGAGCAGTTGAAATGAATTCTAAACCAGAAAACAAAGAGATGTTAGTGAAAGCACTACAAGATTCAGCTAACGGACAGATGGCAGTATTTCCAGGACAAAGAGAAATAGAAACTGCAATTAGAGATTACTTCGGAGAGATTATGGGTCCTGTTGCTATGATGGGCAAAGCAGTTATGGGACAGGCAGAAGATGCCAGACAAGAACTAGGTGGTGGTGCTGAATGGAATGACATGAGCATACGTTGGCCACAAGGCATGAACGAACCACTAGTTGACAGTAAGTTCTTTGCACCAAATGGAACAGAGATAGGTATTAGTTCTAAAGGTGGAGTAGGTGCTAGTGCAAGTGTTAAAAACTTACACGATGGTATTGTAAAAGCATCTGAGTCAAGCAAACCAGAAGATAAAAAAATATTAGAAGAAAACGAATACGTTGTTGATATTGTTACAACTATACAAAAAGAATCATCTAAAGATGGACCATTTGCATTAGGTGAGAAGTTTGGTCTTTCAACTCCAGCACTAAGACAAGAAGTTATTGAATATCAAAAGACTGGTAAAAAAGAAATGACTGATGTAAGTGAAGAAGCCGCGAAGATGATGGAAGGTATTAACTTCAATACAAATGTTGTTGGCTTTAATACTGGAAACGCCATTACAAGTGCATTGGCTAAGAAAGTAGCACAACACGTTAATTCAGATAAGAGATTTTCACAAGGAGCACTTGCACTTCTTAACAATGCAAGTATTATTCAGCTATACACCAAGACTGGTGTTAAAGGTGATGATGTATCCGTTAAAGGTTACCAAGCAGTATATCCACCAAACTTCCAAGGTACTATTGGACTAGATGGTGGTAAGAACTATTACAGTTCACGTATTGGTGGTAAGTTTGCCTTTAAGTTCCTAAAGTAATAATCAGATAATAACCTAAGAAGTGTAGTATTTGGTCTGCGGTATTGAGCAACCAAAATTGTCTTTGATTTGACTTCCAACCAAAATATTCACGTATATTAGTCTTTAAAAAGTCGGTATGCCAGTGTAGTATGTAATCTAGTATTCCAAGCAATATACAGACCTCTATGCTTGAATAAAAGGCCATTACAAGCATGGTTAAGACCCCATGTGGTATGTAATGTTGTAGATGTGCTGGTCCACCAAAATAACGTAATTTGGTTGGGCCTATGCCAAAAGGTTGCATACCCAAATCAATTATGGCGTGTTTAATCATTAAGAATAGGAAAATTTCCATTTGACTTTATCGTGATCCTTTGCTATATTTATAGTATGTGATATATAAGTGTATATATCCTTTAACAAATAGGTAAGAAATGATACATAAAATATCTGAACTATGTGACAAGATCGACTCTATTAAATTATGTGCCGATCAATTACGCCAGATGAAGTACGGTGCTCCCAAGTCTACTGAAATTGAAATAGACAATATGATACAGACTATTCAAGCTGACTGTCTATTAGTAGCTAACGATAAGCAGAAGTACAAGAAGAAGTCGTAAGTTCAATAAAATAACGTAAAAACTTAAAATGCTTTGAAAGATCGTTAAAGAGGTCTTTGTTCATTCCATATGAAATACTATTGTAAGAACTTTGTCCTATACCTATATAGTAATCCTGATCAATACCATAGTCAGGAAACACACCAGTAACAAATAAACAACTATCTCCAAGAGCCTTTGCATCTCTTGAGTTCTTTAGTTTTAGGTATGATTCTGCAAATGTACTTTCAGGTAGGAAATTAGGCTTGTCCAAATGGTCAGCAAGGAGCATGACGACATAGGACTCAATGCCTACGGGTAACGTGTAGCCACTGCTCTCCTGCGTTTCTTTAACAACGCCGTAAAAGGCACTCTGATAAAAGTCCTTCATACTATTACTTATCGTTTTTGGTAACATAGATTTTTAAACTGTTGAAAAAGCAACATTTTAATCATACCTATAAGGTTGACATTTGGCAGTAGTTTCTGTATAATATATGTATAATCAAGCAAGGGAAATAAAATGAATTTAAAAATCAAAGGCGGTTCAAAATCACAGAAAAGATATGCTAAAGATATCATAGAATTCTGTGCAGAAAAGCTAATGAGTAAGCGACTTGCTAATAACTTGACTATCAAACTAACCTTCGTAAAGATGTACGAAAAGCATAGACAGATTGGCAACTGTATTTGGGAAGATGACCCATACAGACCACGTGAGTTTTTAATTGAAATCGATCCTACTGTAAGACTACGTAGGGTGCTTGAAAGCATCTGTCATGAGATGGTCCATGTTAAGCAGTTCGCTAAAGGTGAAATGCGAGATTTATCCGGTGCTGAAAAAGTGAGCTGGAATGGAGAAAGATACGATCTAAGTGCAGATGAGTACTTCGACAGACCATGGGAAATAGAGGCACACGGCCGTGAATTAGGGCTTTTTATACGTTGGGCTGAGAAAAACAAACTTGGACACCTAAAGTGGACACATGACTAAATACAACTAGATTACTAATTACATGAAAAAATACGAACAATATACAGCAGATGACAGGGTAGAAGCAACGTTATTTGATAACGATATACATTATCTTAACGGAGAACTTGACCACGAAAATATAGCGAGAGCTATCAAGTGGATCATCTCAGCTAATATTCACAAGAAGCCTAAACGTAAATTAACTTTATATGTTAATACTGTGGGCGGAGATCTGTATGAAACGTTCGGACTTATTGATATAATGAAAGACAGTTATCATTCTATTGTAACGGTAGGAGTTGGAGCAGTTATGAGTGCTGGGTTCTTAATATTTGCTAGTGGTAAACATGGCGAAAGATATATTGGTAAGAACACAGGTATAATGAATCACCAACACTCAGATACAATGGAATCAAAGATGCATGATATGAAAGCACAGATGAAAGAGAATAACAACTGTGAACTAAGATGTATGCAGATACTTAGAGATGCAACAGGATATTCATTATCCGATGTACGTAAAAAGTTCAATAATCCATCAGACCAATACTTTACAGCCAAACAATTGGTTGACCTAAAAGTAGCAGATCACATATTATAATTTCTGGTTGACAAAACCAAAATCTTGTGTTATATTATAAACACAATTAGGCATAGAGGCACAAATGAAAAAACATTCTTTACTAGATATTCTTTCGGCAAGTTTTGCCGCATATAGAATCAATGGTGACTACTACAAGGAAACAAGACGTTTCGAAGAATCACCTACTCAGTTTTCAAACAAAGATAGCATAGGACAACAATTTTCTGATAAAGAATTTACGCCACCGGATTGGCAACAGATGACTATTACTAATGCTGACATGGAAAATGCAGTTGAGTCTATTAAATGGATTAACAAAGAATTTGCTATGCAGATTATAGCAGACACTTTATCTGATTACATGAAAAGTCTTATTACTTGTTTGAATACTAAAGAACTTTCTAAAGAAGACTTTGGCATTATTGCAGTAACACCTAAAATATACTTTGAGGGAGTTAAGAAGAAAAGTGTTAAAAAGACTCTGAAAGATAGTTATAGAGAGTCTAAACACATAAGTACTATTGGAAGTGTTTTTGAAGGTGCGTTCACTTTGCACGAAATCAAGTTTGTCGATAAGTTTACCTGTCATGTACTAAATGGCAGTCATGAAGGAAACCTAATAAGTTTCTTTAAGAGCTTTGACCAAACTAAAGAACTGCCAAAGGAGGGTACGACTTTCAAAATCAAGGCTAAAGTTAAAAGGCATGGGGAAAACTTCATTACCAAATTCCCTGAAACGATTTTAAATTACGTAAAGATAGGTTGACAAAACTGATGAATTATAGTAATATTAAAACAATGTCAATCTATCGTAAACTTTTTGGAGAAAAGAAAATGGCACACAAATACGTTTCGATAGAGAGAGTCCTCAACAGTGATGACTGGGGATTAATTATTAACAAAGATGGTGAACTTAAAGGTTTATATATTCCAGCAGGTAAAGATGATGACGAAGTACCATTCGCAATACAAACAATATGCGAAAAGTTCTTTGGTGTTGACTGGGCAGACGAGGAAATTTTTGAGAACACTATACATTAACATAGGAGAAGCATGGAAGTTATCGTAAGAAACAATAATGTTGAAAAAGCTCTAAGAGTTTTAAAAAGAAAGATCAAGAAAGAAGGTCTTCTAGTAGAACTTAAAGAAAGATCATACTACCAAAAGCCAAGTGAGAAAAAACGTTTGGCTAAAAAACGTGGTATCAAACGGGCATTAAAGGCACAAAAAGATAGAAACAGAATATAACTATAGAAGGATTAGTTTGTGAAATTTTTTAAAGATAAAACAGATGATTTCTTTCGATGGGTCAAAGGTACAGAGCTAGTACAACTAGATGACATTGACGTATCAGAGGATCCAGTAAGGCCTGAATTAACATTAGGCTGGCGTATCACTAAAGGTCGAGAAATATTTGGCTTGAAGTTTGAGAACGAGATAGAAGGTATTATTTGTATTGCATATACAAATGATGTTCCTCATAGTGTAAAGGAACTTGATATGATGAGTGAACTTATACACATGAAAAAAGAAAAACCTACCATTGCTATTGCATACACAGTTTGGTCACGTAAACGTGGAGCAGGTAGAGAAATTATACAAAAGGTGTTAGCTCATGCAAAAGAGAAGGGTATTGAAAGAGTAATTACACTTTCGCCTCTTACTCCAATGGCAACACACTTTCACATTCGTAACGGTGCTAAACAAATAAGCATCAACGACACATCACAGAATTTTGAATATGGACTATGAGTTTGAAGATTACAGGAAGAAACCGCCTAAGCCTATGCTAGGAGATTTTCCATTATGGATCGTTCCTAATATCTTTGTAACTGACTATATGGTCAAGTTAGTTGCGTTCTTATTCTTAATACCAGCATTGTTTGGAATATCCCTAACTGTTACAGGTTTGTTTTTGAACTTCATGTTGGTTGACTTTATTTTATATTTGTCGTATAAAAAACAAATAAACAGATTGTGGGGTAACAATGATTAATCACGATAACAAGTGCAAAATAGTTTGTACTGATAACGACATGGTCAACGAAGCAGACGTTGATCGATTTGAAGAAAAGAAATTTGTTGAAGTGTTCATAGCACAGAATAGATTAAAACTTTTATGGAATGGTTCCGTTTACGTTGGAAATAAGTCAGGATTAGAGTTTACTACTAAAGGTCCTGATATGTACAAAGTAAATGAGGGACGCGGTAGATGAGTATAGATAAAATAGCAGAATTAAAAGGCATACCTACCAAAGACACACTACTTAAAATACTATCCGAACAGACAGCCGTTGTAACTTTTAACAAACTAAACGGTGATGAACGTGTAATGACTTGTACCAAAGATACAAGAGTTATTCCGGAAGAACACCACCCGAAAACAACCAAAGAAGCTCACGAGAAAAACATAACAGTATGGGACACCAATGCCAAAGGCTGGCGTTCCTTTGTGTATGATAGAGTTAGAAAGGTTGTTATAAATGGGTAGAGTTTTTAGTCAAGATTTATATCGCAAGTATCCAAACTTAGACAAGTATGCGATAGTATATGTTGTAAGGCAAATGGTCACCGAAGGTCTTTGTAAGACTCCAGTCGAAGGATTACAGTTATTGGAGAACGAAGACGTTGATGTTGACGGTCTAATCAGAAGAATCCACAATGGTCCAGACGAACCGGTAAGTACTACTGATGAAGATGAAGAAGATCACGAAGACCAAAAAGCATAATGACTTTCCAGGTAATCTATTACAGATAAACTTTTTGGAAAGAGAAATTGAGTATGCAAAGAGTCAACTGCAAGAGCATGACACAGGACATATTCATACTGCTATAAGTTGGATGGAGCATCGGATTCAAGAACTAAAGGGGATTTATGACAGATGATAGATCAGAAGATGCAACATACGAAAACGAAAATAGTACGGTAACGATACCTTTGAGAGAATACGATAAGCTACGTGAACGTCAATCTTATATTACTGATAAAAGTTTAATTGGTATAATTGATAAGTTAGAAGAACTCGTTAGAGCATTGAGAAAGCATATTGTTAGAACAGACATTGATTGATCTTATAAGCCGCTTTAGCTCAGTTGGTAGAGCAACTGATTTGTAATCAGTAGGTCCGCGGTTCAAATCCGTGAAGCGGCACCATTTTTGAGAAGACTATGGATAAAGAAACAGAATTATTTTATAACACACATAAAGAAAAAACTTTTAAACTTCCGCACCTACCTAGTGATATGAATCAGAAAGATGGTGTTACCGTTTGTAAATGGGTAATACAACAAATGCTTTCTAACAAGATTGGTTTTCTTGAACTAGATATGAAGTGTGTTAATCAACATGACTACGTGGATCTTGCATTTAATTATAAAGCAAGACTAGAAGCAGATAGAGTTGCTACTAAGATGAAACCCTTACCATTGGGCGAAGTAGAAGGACTAACCTTATACAATAACAAATGGTTTGAGATGCCAGGAGCAGATGTTACGGAAATAGCTGACTGGTGGTTTAACAATTCAGCAATAGACAAACTTAACAAATTAAATATGTGGAATGTGAAGCCAGGTGGCTATGTTCGACCACATAATTTTAATATAGACAAGCCAACTGATAACGTAGATACACTAGATTTGATTGGCTGGCCTTTACCACTTATGACTTGTATTAACGAACCAGGATTGGATTGTCATACAGTAGTAGAAGACTTTGGTCTTGTACCTAATCAGTTAGGTAAGACATTCTTAATTAATCCAATTAAACTGAGATGTGTAGTAAACACAGGAGCAACAGACAGTATTCGTATGTATGCACACGGACAGATAGGTGTACAGTTCCAAAGGTTTTGTGATCTAGTTACTAGAAGCTACATTAGATCATTAGCAATACAAGACAGAGAGAAGGAGACAAGTGATGTTTAACTTGACACAACCACATTTAAATCAAAATCCTCCACCAGAGTATAGAATAGAAGATTGGGGTTTAACTGATGACGTGGTAGAAGAATTACATAATTGGGTTAAGGAGTTTAATCCTTTACAACGGGCAGAGTACTTAAGAGAAGGTGATGCCGAACACGATGACGACTTGCGTTCTACCGAAATAAGTTGGATTGACACAAGAACTAACCCTCGATTATATAATTTGCTAGGTACTGCAATACACCGAGCAAATGATGATTTGTATAGATACTCACTTACGTATTTGGAAACACTCCAATATAGTGTGTATAGTGCAGATAAGAAAGGACACTATTCGGTTCATTCGGACGCGGGGCTGAAAGGACAGAACAACGATAGTAGAAAGATTTCATTTAGTTGTTTACTAAATGATCCAAGCGAGTTTGAAGGAGGCGATCTAACATTGATGCCAGACTCGATTGGTTACCCTATCCAATTAAAGAAATATGAGATATGTTTCTTCCCTAGTTGGATGCCTCACAAGGTAGTACCGGTAACAAAAGGTACGAGAGTTTCATTGGTTGGTTGGGTACATGGACCCGATTTTGTGTAATTGGCAAACAACCACTTGACTTTATTAAACTTTTTTGTTATACTATTACTGTATTTGAAACTTAATTAAGGAGATATTACATGAAAAATACAATTCAAGATAGTGTATTGGCCGCACTTAAAAACGGTTCAGAACTAACTTCTGCTCAACTTAAGAGCAAGTTTAAAGCAGGTAACCCACAAGCGGTTATCCAATCATTGAGATTTGCAGGATACCCTGTGTACTTAAACACTACTAAGACTGGTGCTAGAAAGTACAGATTAGGTTCTGCCTCAAGAGCAGTTATTGCCGCTGGTTACAAAGCAATGGCTACTGCATCTAGAAGCTAATTAGCTTTACTTAAAAAGGGCGACTGTTTATTCAGTTGCCCTTTTTTTATGACTGAATAATAAATACAGTATAATGAAGATCTTAATCGCCTGTGTACTCCTTGCATTTATAATGAGTTGCTCCAGGCAGATTTCAAATTGCGAATTAACACCAGACGTAGACATCAAAATATCAAAGCCCACAGTAAAAGAAGTACAAGAGAATATTGTACCAAAAGCTACACTCGGCTGTAGTTTTTAATTGACAAATCCAAAATAATAAACTATACTATAAGCTACGGACCCATAGCTCAGCTGGATAGAGCGCCAGTTTGCGGAACTGGAGGCCAGGAGTTCGAATCTCTTTGGGTCCGCCAAAAAAAGACTTGACAAATGAATATATTGATTATATAATGTATATAATAATTAGGAAGAGGCACAAATGAGAACACAACCACAGGCAATCATAGAAAAACTAGAAGCAGACAATTCACGTCTTGCTAAAGAATCAATATTATTAGACGCAATGAACGAAGGACTAGATGAGTTCTTTGAAGGTGTAAAGATGGCACTTGATCCATTACACACATTTGGCGTTAAGCAAGTTCCAACCAAGGACACAGTAATTAGTGGACAAGGTTGTGAATGGAAAGTATTTGTAGAACTTGCAGATAAACTTAACAAAAGAGAATTAACTGGTCATGCGGCCAGAGATGCAATAAACCTTGTAATGAGTTCAGCGACAGCAGAACAATGGAATGGGTTTTATAGACGTATCTTAATTAAGGATTTACGTTGCGGTGTAAGTGAAAAGACTGTAAACAATGTTGCAAAGAAGAATAACTTTGACAAATACATTGTTCCTACGTTCACTTGCCAACTAGCACACGACTCAGCTAACCACGAAAAGAAGATGGTTGGTCCTAAACAAATAGAAATTAAACTTGATGGTGTTAGGGTGCTAACAGTTATCAAAGATGGTAAAGTAGAAATGTTTAGCAGGAATGGTAAGCAGTTTCATAACTTTGGACATATCATAGAAGAACTAGAAGCAGTATTAAAACAAAAGCCTGCTCCATATGATCTAGTATTAGACGGAGAGGTAATGAGTGCTAACTTCCAAGACTTAATGAAACAGGTACATAGAAAGAGTGGTGGTGTTGCCAAAGATGCAGTACTACATTTATTTGATATGATACCTTTAGACAAGTTCTTAGAAGGAAAGTATGAAGTAGAACAATCCAAAAGAAGTCAGTATGTATGGCATTGGGTAGAAGCTAATAAAGATGCCTTAGAGCACGTACAAGCACTGGACTGGGAAGATGTGGATCTAAGTAGCCCTGAAGGTCAAGATCGCTTTGTAGAGCTTAATAAAGCGGCTGTAGACGGTGGATATGAAGGGGTTATGATCAAAGATCAGAAAGCAGTATACGAATGTAAGCGATCTCATGCATGGTTAAAAGCCAAACCATTTATTGAAATTACATTAAAAGTAGTTGGTGTTGAAGAAGGCACTGGACGTAACGTAGGCAGACTTGGCGCAATCATAGTAGAAGGAGAAGACGATGGATACACTTATCACCTTAACTGTGGAAGTGGTTTCACTGACAGTCAACGTGATCAGTTCTGGGCTGACCGTGATAACCTCATTGATTCTTTAGTAGAAATAAGAGCAGATGCTAGGACAAAATCACAAGATTCAGACACTTACAGTCTAAGATTTCCTAGATTTAAGACATTTAGAAACTTCAGTAATGGCGAAAAAGTATAATCTAAAAAGTCATTTTTAGTTGACTTTTTATTTTTTTGCTATATAGTAACTGTATTACATAGATTTGTAGGAGATTGCAGACATGGCCAAATCGCTCTTAAAAGGAGCTCCTCGTAGAAAGAAAAGAGTTACGAGGCGAGTAAGTCAAAAGAATTACGAGCCAGATATATCTAATGCAAGTGAATTGGATGGTCCCAGTTTTGGGAGATTGAAGGATGCTTGTTATAACTTTTATCGAATGGAGTTTAAAGGTTCTGACTATAAGAAGTGGATTATAGAATATTGTAAGAACACTCCTGAATGGAAGAACAAGGTAAAAGTTATTTCTAAGAATCCAGACTGGCGTTATAGTCCTACACTTGGAACAAGTTGTAGGTTACTAAACAAAGGTTTTCCAAACATTCATGAAGCCTATGCAAAACATTGGTTAACACTCGCCGGCACCATGGGAGAAGTAAAACCGATGACTGATTTTATAAATAGAAATCTAAGTGAACTTGAAACAGAAGGTACAAAGGCACTTAAAGAAGTAAAGAAAAAAGAAGAAGTGGAAAAGAAATTAGAACAGAATAGACCAAACATACAACAAAGAATTCAAACACAATCAATTCTTATGTCAGCCGCTGTGGACGAATGGTTGGACAAGTGGGGAGATAATCCTAGCAAGTTTGATCCTAAAGGATTTAGAATTAGTAAACATCTAAATGATGTAAAGTGTACACAGGCACACGCAAGAAAGATAAAAGAGTTTTATTCTAGCGAAATTGCTGAATTTGAAGAAGTATTGAATCCTCCTAGCAAGGCTTCTCGTGAGAAGATGTCCGAAAGAGACAGAGACTATGCAGAACAATTAATTGAAGCATACGCAGACTTTGAAAAGAAAGATGTTAAGAAATACTTAGAAGCATTAATGTTATTCATGGGTGCATTAGATATTATCATTGACACAGCCAAAGCAAACAGGAAACCACGTAAACGAATCCGTAGCAAAGAGAAGATGGTTGCTAAACTTAAATTTAGAGTCAATGATGAGAAGTTCCAACTAGCAAGTATCAATCCGCAAGAGATTATAGGTGCTGAAGAGCTTTGGGTGTTTAACACAAAAACACGTAAACTAGGTAGATATATTGCTAGTAGCAAAGATCCACTACATCAACGTAGAGAAGGTACAGGATTGAGTGTAAAAGGAACCACTGTTATAGGGTTCAGCGAAGACGAATCCATACAAAAAACACTACGTAAACCAGAGGAAAAACTTAAAGAGTTTAAAGATGCTGGTAAGATTAAAATCAAGAAGTTCCTGGACGAGATCAATGCAGTAGACATCAAGCTCAATGGTCGTATCAATCCTGACACTATATTACTCAAGACATTAGACTAAACATTCGAGTTGCTCGTTTGATAAATACTTACATGAGCACAAATGACATCCAAGATTCTGAATTAAAAGCAGTAAAAGACGGTTTAGTTAAGCTAGGCGAGTCTATTGAAACTATTGCAAAACGTGAACTACCTAAGCCTGACTTTCAAAACAATGAGATAAGCGGTGATAAGATTCACGGTGGAACCATTACAGAATTTAGCACATTAGGAATACAAGACAAAGCTACGTCACTTCAATTAGTAGTTGAAAACGATCTTGTAACTACTGGCAATTTAAAAGTTGACTTAATTAAAGATACCCTTAAGGTAGAAGAAGACTTAGAAGTAGCAGGTACTATCAAAGCCTCTAAACTAGAAGTTAATGAAATCAAAGCTGATGTACGTAATGACAGAACAAGTCCATTAAACTTTGATTGTGAAAACGATACCTTATATGGTAAAGGATTAATGTGGACTGGATCAGGACATACCAAGCAATTAGTAATGCAGGGCAATCCAGATAGAATAATGTCAACTGAGATAGTAGATACTCTTAAAGAATACAGAATCAATAATGTTACTGTGCTTTCAGGAAATGAACTAGGTCCAGATATTACAAAATCTAGCATAAGAGAATTAGGCACAATTAAGAATCTAAGAACAGAAGGTAACTTCGTACTAGATCAATTTATATTTTACGATGGCGACCATATGCGTTTGGGCATTGGTGCTGACGCAGGCAATGGTCAACTTACAGTTTCAGGTAATGAAGTTGAGTTCATCGTTGATCCTGGATACGACACAGTAAAAGTTGGTGCATTCACTACAAGTGATATGGAACTTATTACTGATGACCAAACAAGAATTAAACTAAAATCAAACAATAGAATAGAAGTTGGTACTGATGCTGATTCTATTACTACTGTTAAAGGAAAACTAGGAATAGGTGTTGAGAATCCAGATGTATGTTTTAGTACATCAGGACCGATAAAGATCGAGAATAAAAAGATGCAGGTCTTAAACGACTTGCCAACTCAAGGCGTATATAGAAAAGGTGATGTGATTTGGAATGCAAATCCGACTCCAACAGGATACGTTGGGTGGGTGTGCATCATGGACGGAACACCTGGAGAGTGGAAACCGTTCGGTCAAATAGGGGCTTAAAAATGCTAGGACAGATTAAGTTTTGGCATTGGCTAGGAAGAATAGCCCCGATGGTAGCTTTACTCGGACTTTGCCTATCTATTTGGTTAGATCCAGAACACTGGACAGAATACGTAATCATAGGAATAGCAGTAGCATTCGGATCCATAGCATTTGCATGGTGGTGGTGGGTAGTCTATGCTGTCAAAAGCCTTACAGAAATGTTAGCTAAAAGCAGAGACGACTTTGAAAAGGTTGTTACAGAAATTTCATCATTAAAAGAAGAACTAGCTAAAGGACGTAGAGCTAGAATAATTGAAAGGGATAACGTTATTCCTTTTGAAAAAGATCTTAATAAGCCCGACAGTTAATCTTTCTTTTCTAAAGACTCACTATCTACTTTTGCTTTATATTTGTCTAGTGTAGGTAAAGGTGGACAATCGTTTGCCTGTCCAGGCATATCAATTTCAATCTCAGTACCGTCTGGTTGAGTTTCTTTAGTTTTAAATGAAGTCACTTTCACCTCCATAGTAATGATTCAAACTCATATTCTGTGCATAATATTTTATATTGACGTTTTGCTCTGTAGCATTTGTAGGTCCTGACGCAGTTGTTGTGACCGTACCATTTGCTACACCATTTGCCGCACTACCTGATCCTTGATCAATTTGAGAATACCCAAAGTTTTGATAGGTCGCAGTAACAGTTAATCTTCCTGACAAATAATATCTAATCTTGAATCCATTAGTAATGCTATTGTAAGTTAACAAAGGATAAAGCTCTCCTGTGTCTAAAGCATCATGAAAGTATGCTTCTGACTGTGACTTTATTGATGCCAATGCTTCAGTTCTTGTGGCGTTGTTGGTTAGCAGATGATTAAAGTAACCTAGGTCTATTGATGAACCGTCAAATTTCTGTAAGTCATATTGTAATCTAAGCAGTGATGGATATCCATACTCGTTCCTTTGCCAGTTGGTGTTAAATTCGCCATTACCACCAGCACCTCCGTTATACATCATTTCAAAGTTACCAGCATTGTTCTGCCAACCTATGTTTATAGGTCTGTCTTTGGAAGTTCCAGTCTGATTGGTAACGTACTTGTTAATCAATATCGGACCAGTGTTATTGTTTGTAAGTGTCATTGTGAGTGTTGCTCCACTTGTTGAAGCACTCATTACAACAGGTTCACTGGTAGATTGATAATTAGGTGCACCACTGTTGCTGTTCAAACAAGAAGCAACGGTACTAGCCCAACCACTGGCGGTGTTTGAATATGCTCCACTGCCTCCTATGTAATTTCCGCTTCCATTTGTGTAAGATGTGTTGTTGGTCCAACCAACCTGTCTGTAGTTGGTAAATGTACTTGATCCTGTGCTTGTATTGTAAGTGGAATCATAGACATTTATAGTAACATAGGTCCATGTACCTCCTGCCCACACACCACCGGATGCTCCGCCAGGTAAAGTTACTTGGAATGATACGTTTCCACCTGAAGGTATTATTGCTACATTTTCGTTGGCTCCTATATTCCTATAGGTAGTTACTTTCTGGTTATAATCACCACCTGAGAAACTAGATGACAGTTCTATCTTTGCTTCACCAGGGTGTGTCTGAACGTAATTTGTGCTTGGAGTATCTACAACATAGACCGCAGTAACATTTGTAGCAGTATCAGTTTTTAAGTAGCCAACAAGTGTACCACTAGCACTACTACTAAAACCTGCGTTGCTAAAGTCAATGACCATAAGAGCGTCTGTTGCCGTTGCATTGTTTGTTACTCCTGCTGTTATTAGATTATTATTACCAAGTGTCTGTGATGTGCTAAAATATAATTTGTTTGAAGCGAACGTCATGTTTGCGTCCTTGACGTCGAATATAAATTTTTGATGTTTCTGAACAACTAGATTTGTTGCTTGACTACCACCGAGTGTGAAAGAACTACCTGATACCGCAGGAGTATATCTTATTTCATTGGCCCCGCCAGCCAATGACGTGTCACCAACGTTTCTAATGTACTCACTCAATGATATGGGATTTGTTCCTCCAAACTCTGTTTGAAGATCTGCGAAACTTATTGCTCCTGAAGTTTGAAGTGCCATTCCTACCCCTTAGATTTCAACTGCTCTATTTCTGCTTTCAATTCTTTGATTGCTTCTACAAGAAGTCCTACTGTCTTGTCGTATTGTATTCCTAGGTAGCCGTCTTTTTTCTTACGTACTATCTCTGGTAACACCTGTTGTACGTCCTGTGCAATTAATCCTGTGTCGTGTTTCTTAACAAAGTAACCATCTTCACCACCACGTTCCTTGATGTGTTCATCTGTCCAATCAAACGTTACACCTTTCAACATCATGATCTTATCAAGTGCATCTGGAATATTCTGTATGTTTTCTTTTAGTCTGCTGTCTGATGAATAGTAACCTGTGATGTTGTTGGTAGCTCTTATTTCTCCAGTTGTACCTGAAGCGGCTGTGCCAACACCAAATGAATCAAACTGTACATCATCATCTGTGTCAAGTGTTAATAGTTTACGTTGTGAGCCTGCACCACTAACTGCCGACGCGGCTAATAATGTTCTTGCCTGTAAAGGTAAATCATATACCCCAGCAGTACCTGAACCTGTAAAATATATTCCTTTGTCAGCCGCGGAAGTTAATCCTGCAAGTGCGGCCAAGTCTGCGTCATAGGCCTGTACGTCTGAGCCAATGGCAAGTCCTAGTGCTGTTCTGGCATCTGCGGCCGTTGTTGAATTCGTTCCACCTTTTGCTATAGGAACTGTGCCTAAAGTTATGTTACCTGCCGACGACAATGACAATGGTGCTGATACACTTACGGCCACCGTACCTGAGCCATTTGGTAGGGCTATAGTTTTAGTCTGATTATTAGTAACAGAGTCCGCACCAGTTAATACTACTTTACCTGAGCCATTGTTTGTTGCCTCCATAAATTCTATCTTACCTGCCGCAGTGGCACCTGGTGCTATCACAGGAGCAGTTATGTTCGGTGTATCTATTCCTGGAGAGTTAAGTGTCTTGTTGCTTAATGTTTCTGTACCAGTTGTAGATACTAGAGTTGCATCTGAAACAGCAGTATTAAATTCTGCTAGTGTTCCTGTTAAAGTATTATCTGTAAGATCAATACCTTTGTTTGTAAGTGTTTGTGATGCGGCTATACCTGCCACAGTATCATCACTGATAGCAGTTGAAAGTTCTGCAAGTGTTCCTGTCAAAGTATTATCTGTTAGGTCTATGCTTTTATTTGTAAGTGTTTGAGTTGCACTTTCAGTAACTGCCGTTATACCGTTTACAGTTAAGCCTGTTGTGATTGCCACACTGGCTGGTAATCCAATAGTAAATGTTCCTGAGTTTTCACCTACCGTTACTTCACTTGCAGTTCCTTGGAAGGAAACTGTATCACCCAATGAGGCCGCTGTTGAGTTACCGCCAACCCTTGCAAAAGTTATACTGCTGTTTGATAATGAACTGTTTGCAATATTTGTTAATGTATTGTCAGGTCCATTAATTGTTTTGTTTGTTAATGTTTGTGAACCTGCCAATGTCGCCACAGTTGAATCTATTGCGTATGAAATTGTGTCAGTACCTGCTGTGGTTGTTATGTCAATACCTGTTCCACCTACAAGTGTAAGTAGATCAGCAATGGTATCTGCTACGACATCACTCTGTCCTGATACCCTAATTGTTTTAAATGCTTGTTTGGCTCCACCATAGTCGGCAGTAGCAACACCTCCTGATGTGTATGCAGGAAAGCCTGTACTGTTTAGTCCAGTGCTTAAAAGTTCGTCTGTGTACAAATCAAAATTGTTACCATCGATAACGTTCATGAAATATTCGTTACCGTTTACGTTGGTCATTCCTACAACATCAACTATGGTTACTGGTGTAGCTTCTGTGTATCCATGTGCGTTGGTAGTTGTTACCCTAGCAGGATTGCCCTGTGTGATTGCACTTATGCTCTTACTAACACCACCAATCAATGCTGAAATAGTAAGTTGGTTAGCACTATCTCTTACAATGGTCATGTTACCACCTGCCACTAGTGCTATGTCTTTGTTGTTTGAATTTACGTCAGACAGTCTTATGCTTGTGGTTGATACTGGTACTGTTAAATCATAATCAACATCTATCTTAAATGTATCCGTAGATGCGTTAGCCCCTGTAAAAGCTACACCATTACCTCTGCTAATATTCAAGCTATCAGTTACACTATCACCTTCAAGTGTAGCTTCTAGTGTTGTACCGTCTGTAGAGTACAACTTAATATATCTAAAAAAATCGTAAAATGCTGTCATTTCGTATCATGTCCTAACTTATACTGTATTTATTAAATAAAGTATCATGCTTGTAATAGGTAACGGAGAAAGTAGGCTAGGCCTAGATATAGACACATATAAACGTATAAAAATAGGCTGTAATGCAATACACAGAGACTATTATGTACATCATTTGGTGTGTTGTGACCGCCGTATGGTAATAGAAGCACAAGAGAAACGTAACTACGGTTCAATATATACTAGATCAGATTGGAAAGACCAATTTAAACTATGTGGGCTAGTACCGCCATTACCTTATGAAGGCGACACAAGGCCTGATGATCCGTGGCATTGGGGCAGTGGACCATATGCATTATTGCTAGGAGCATACCTATCTGAAAAGCACATGACTGATCCTACGATACACATAATTGGATTTGACATAGGATCTGAATCAGACAAAGTTAATAACATATATAAAAGCACACCAAACTATAATGACGCTGATACCAAACCTGTTGATCCAAGTTATTGGATATATCAAATGAACAAGGTATTTGAATGTTTTGATAAGGTACAGTTCATTTATTACAATAATAAGCCATGGCCTAAGATAATTAATAATGTAACAAGCAAAAGGACAGAAGAATTTAATGCAACACGAAGCTAGACACTATCCAGCTTTTCCAACTTTGGTTTCAAGTTTCGACTTGAAGGATCATTCTTGTGAAAAGACTGTTATTGATATGATCGAAACCTGGGAACGCACAGGTGATCATGTTTTGGTACATGAAGGTCAAAGCAGTTACATCACTGGTGATGAAATGTTTTTAAATGATAAGAGATTAGTTGACCTTTGGAAAACAATACAGGAATGTTGCGATCAATATAGCAACGAATCGGGTATTGATTACACACTTATTTCTACAAGTTGGTTTAACACATTGTATGAAAAAGGATCTGTTACTGCTCATAGACACGAAAGAAGTGTTATCAGTGGAGCATACTATCCTAAGGTAGATCCAAACAGTTCACCGTTGGTTTTTGAAAGTCCTTTACAACCATATCAAATGAACATGAACAATATAAGACAGACCAACTACAATGCTTATAACTTAGACTTTATGCCACAGGATGGCTTGTTAGTTTTGTTTCCTAGTTGGCTAAGGCATTCTGTTCCTTCAAACCCAACAGAAAAAAGATACACAATTAGTTTTAATACGATTAGAAGAGATGATAGAGAACACTTTCAAACATTAAGAGATTATAGAACGGACCCACATGAAAGCACAGATACCTGATCAACAGTTTAGGAAAGCAGACTATAATATTTTTCCTACACTGGTACAAGTACATCATATAGATTGTGACACAAAAATAGTAAACGCATTCTTAGATGATTGTGATATGGAAACTTGGCCAGATGATATAGGTAAAGGAACAACCAGTAGTAGACAAGTTGAAAACTTATTACACATAAACGAATTTGCAGATATGAAAAAAACTATCGAAGAACGTTTAAATGAATACTGTGATGATGCAGGACTTGAACCTGTTGACATAGGTAAGAGTTGGATCAATCATCAAGTACAGGAAGGTTATGTTGCTAGTCATAGACATGAACTATCTATTGTAAGTGGAGCATACTATCCAATAGTAGAAGAAGGAAGTGCAAGTATAGTATTTGAAAGTCCTATTAGAACTCCACGTATGTCTGAGATACATAACAAGGCAACAAACTTTACTGCTGATAAAATGGAATTTGAACCAAAAAGCGGAATGTTGATATTATTCCCTAGTTGGTTATACCATAGTAGCCTTCCAAATAAAACGGCAAAACGTATTACGATTAGTTTCAATACTTTTCATAAAAACAGTTGACATTTGATTGGAAAGGTTATATAATTAAACAATGAGGACTTTAACAACGTCGACCCTCTTTAAATACTCCGCCGTTATAACTGGAGAGAAATATGAGTAAACATTATAGTACAAAACATTACGGACACAACATTGGGTTGAGTGCAGTCTTTAGACAGCCAAACGCAGATCATTCACATTGTCATTTGCTACACGGATACAGTCTAGCATTTACATTTAAGTTTGGTTGTGATAAATTAGACAATAAGAATTGGGCAGTTGACTTTGGTGGGCTGAAGCCTGTCAAGAAATGGTTAGAAGATAACTTTGATCATAAACTTGTTTTAGATTCTAAGGATCCTCACATAGATAAATTTAGAGAGCTAGAAGAAATGGATCTAGCAAGTATTGTTATTATGGACGGAGTTGGTGCAGAGAAGTTTGCCGAACACGCCTTTAACTTTGCTGACAAACATATTAGAGCACAGACAGATGACAGATGTTATGTGGTATCAGTAGAATGTGCAGAACATGGAGCCAATAGTGCAATTTACGAAGGATAGAAGAAACTTCTGGGCAGAACTTAATCAAGCTAGAGCAGGTGGTAAACCTAAGGTTTGGAAACAAGTATTTCCTGAAGCAACTAATATTAACTTCCACACACTACTAGAAGCTAATCAATACCAAGCGGCAATTACAAATGATGACAAGATACTAAAAGGTACTGCTCATCTGCCAGGTGTTGAGATGGATCCAAGAGTAAAACCTTATCACATAGAGTTTATGGAAAACTATGAAAGGGTTGATACTGAAACACTTTTCAATGCTAGTTTCTTTTTTAGTTTAAGTGACGGACATCATAGTGTACACATACACAGAGATTACGAATCAGTATTACTAATTCAAGGATACGGAGACGTTACATTTATTACTGCTAACGAAGACAACAGTCAAAAAGAAGTTCATACACTTAAAACAGGCGATGCAATATTCATTCCAAGACTGTATGGTCATAAGTCGGTTCCAATGGGTCCAAGGGTAACATTAAGTTTAGGTGCTAACCCATCTAAGGCAATGACTACTAACAACTTCATGAGTCAACCTGCTAACACTTCACAGCCGTATAATTAAAGGGAGGCCATAAGCCTATGAATTATGTAGTTTGTCTAAAACACGGTGACAAATACGGTGCTGAGTACGTCAATACACTTTACAGTATGGTCAAACGACATACTACTATCCCCATTGAGTTCATTTGCTTTACTGAAAATCCTAAAGGCATCGACTCAGGTGTTCGAATTCAACCTATTCCATTGCACCCTGACGTTAAGGGTTGGTGGTATAAACCAATGTTCTTTAATCCTGGACTAAACTTTAAAGGTCCAATGCTTTATATGGATCTAGATATTATTATATTTAAAAACATAGATAATCTGTTTGAATACAAGGCAGGAGAATTTTGTGTTCTTAGAGACTTTAATAGATGCATACAATCTAATTGGGATCGTATGAACTCTAGTATCTTTAGATTACACCCAGGACAACATCAAAACGTATATACAGAATTTATGAAGGATCCAAAATATCATGCCGCAAGGTATCATGGAGATCAGGATTGGTTATATGCGAATGTAAAAACGCATTTCAATTTCTTTCCAGATGAATGGATACAGAGTTATAAATGGGAAATGCGTGGTAGACCTGAAATGAGTAGAGCTTCTGGTAAAAGAAACTTTGCAACCAAAGGTATACCAAATATACTGCCAGAGACAAGTATTGCAGTATTTCATGGCGATCCAAATCCAAAAGACTGTATTGATGATTGGTGCAGGGAAAATTGGCGATAAATCGCTTGACTTTAACCTCAACTACTAATATAATATAACTATGAAAAAAATATTTAAACATAAAGCATTTCGCATCTCGTTCTATGTCGTTATTGCATTGTTAGGTATGTTAATTACCTTTGCATACGGAACGTTTAAACCTAACTATCTTGTAAAAGAAAAACTCAAGGCAAAATACGAATCAAGTCTTGTAGCAGAATGGAATAGTTATGGTTTCATAGAACCTAGTATTGAATATTCAACAAATCTACAATTTGTAAAAGCAGTAGGTAGATGTATTGATTTTATTAACTTACACCTTGAACCACAACAAAGAGTACACAGAGATATCATTATAGCAATGGCTGTGTTAGAAACAGGTTATGGTACTAGTAGGTTTGCCAAAGAGGCAAATAATCTATTTGGTATTAGAACATGGGATAAGAACACACCACAACTTAAAGCAAAAGAAAATCCTAATGCAAGTTGGGGTGTAAAGAAATATCCAACAAAATGTTTATCTGTAAAAAACATGATTAGTATTATTAACAAACTTCATGTTTACGAAGACTTTAGAACTGAAAGAGCAAAGCAGTTTGAGTCAGGAAAGATTGATGTTAATGCACAGATTGATCATTTACATAAATGGAGTACTAACCCAGACTATACCAAGCTAGTTAAGAACAGAGCCAAAAAAGTTCATGCACAATTAGAAGCAAAAGAAGTTGACACCTTTGAGAAAAAGTAGTATAATAGTATTATGATAGAACGTATAGGTTTCGCCTGTAAATATATGCACCCGGATCAGACGCAGAAGAAAAAACTGCTAGAAGAGATCCAACGACCTTTGAACACTCGTAGCACAACCGTACAATGGTTGAATAGGCAAACACGAGATGTAGCAGAACAAAGGCTATGGGACATTATGGTTCACAACATACAGAGTTTTCATAACTTGATAGAATATGTTGGTGGACTACGAGATGAGTTACGAATGGTTCGACTAGGATCAGATGTACTTCCTGTTTACACACAGGCAGATTGGTCTTACTATTGGAAGAAGCCTGACGTAATTGCATACTGTGAAACACACTTTGCCAAGGTAGGCGAACTTGCAAGAAAGCTAGATGTTAGACTTTCTATGCACCCAGGACAATTTACTGTCCTTGCTAGTGATAACCCAGAAATAGTAAATAGAAGTATAGAGGAGTTTGAATATCATGTTGATTGCATCAGATGGATGGGCTACGGCCAACAATTCCAGGACTTTAAATGCAACGTCCATATATCAGGTAGGCAAGGTCCAGCCGGTATCCAACGAGTCCTCCCAAGATTATCTCAAGAAGCGAGAAACACGATTACGATCGAGAATGACGAAATGTCGTGGGGCATCGAAGCATCGCTCGAACTCCAAGATGATGTCGCACTCGTACTTGACATACACCACCACTGGGTACGAACTGGTGAATACATACACCCCACCGACGATAGATTTTTACGCATAGTAGATAGTTGGCGTGGCGTTAGACCTGTCATACATTATTCTGTATCACGTGAAGATCTACTTGTAGGTCATGATGCTAATACACTACCTAACATGGACGAGCTATTAGAACAAGGTTACAAGAAAGCTAAACTACGTGCCCACAGTGATATGATGTGGAATCATGCAGTAAATGACTGGGCATTAACGTTTAAACCGTCAGCAGACATCATGGTAGAATCCAAACACAAGAACCTAGCCAACTCAGCACTATTAGAAGCCGCATAATATCAGCTAAATATTAGCATGATAATAAGAGAACTATTAGAAGCCAAAGAGCAATCACTAACTCTAGAGAAGTTACCGTATTCAATAGGTGACTTGGCTCCTATATTATCAAAGGAGAACGTAGACTATCATTACAATGTTCTGTCAAAAGGATATGTGGATAGATACAATGCAGGTGAAGGAGATCCTAAATTTAATTATGGTGGTGCAAAGCTACATAATTTATGGTGGACACAATTGAAGAAACCAACAGGAACTAATACACCTACAGGTTCAATTTTGGAACTTATTAAAGACAAATTTAGTGATTATAAAAATTTCCAAGAAGAGCTTGTTAAAACTGCTATGGGCATACAAGGATCGGGTTGGGTTTATCTTTCTAAGAAAGGCGAACTTAAAACAACACCAAACCAATCTTTCAAAACAGATATACTGATGCCTGTGGATATGTGGGAACATTCATTTTCAGATTATACCAAAGAAGGTAAAGAGTGCAAAAAGAAATATCTCACTAGCACAATGAAGTTAATTAACTGGGAAGTTATTAATAACAGACTACAATCAATATAAGGAGAAATATTATGATCAATCCAATAGACTGGATCAAATCCAGATTAGACGAAAGAACATCTTGGGACGGTGCTATGCTTATAGCCATCGGAGTAATTGTTCTTATTGCAGGACCATTTGCTAAAATTGCCGCCTACGCCGCAATTGGTTATGGTGCTTGGACTCTTTGGAAAAAAGAGAAATAATCAAAATAGCTTACACGGTTGGTATTATAATTTACTAATATCAATCGTGTCAGCATCTATACGCATATTCAATTTCTTGCGTTGCTCAACACCTTTCTTTTGTGCAAATCTTTTAGGATCACATTTAGGACAAACGTGACTATAGTCGTCTGCTAGTCTTTTAGGGTCTACTTTACCCTTGTCTCGGATAAACTCCTCATGACAGTCGTCGCACTTAAATACTACTAACGTCTTTTTTCGTTTGTATGTATGGTGTTGACCCTTTTTACCTTTGCGTAAAAAGTATTGTATTTTGCGTTCAGTTCTTAAAAACATAACAACAATATTTATAAGATTACATTCGGATTATAAAGGATAGGATAAATAAAAGCAAAGAGAGATACTATGTCAATTGTAAATCTAACAGAAACAGCAAGGGAGCATATGGCAACAATGCTTAAAGAACACGATAAACCGGCTATTAGGCTAGGATTAAAGGGTGGCGGCTGTGCTGGATTCAAATACGAGTGGAGTATGGAAGACGAAATCAAGAGCGATGACGAACAAATTAAGGTAGATGGCGGTTTGTTTGTTGTAGATCCTGCGAGTGTTATGTACTTATTAGGTACTACAATAGATTATAAGAAAGAAGTATTTGGATCATATTTTGATATTAAAAGCCCTAATGCAACATCAAGTTGCGGTTGTGGTGAAAGTGTAGGATTTTAGTAAATGGCTAAACAAATAATTAATATTGGTGTAGAGGGTAATGACGGTACTGGTGATAGTATTAGAAATTCGTTTAGAAAAGCTAACGAAAACTTTACAGAATTATATGCAGTATTTGGACAAGGTGGATCGATATCATTTAGAGCATTAAGTGATGTTCCTGATACACTAACAGCCAATACGGTACCTCAAGTAAATGCGGCAGGTGATGCTCTTGAAATGAAAGCATTACAAGGTGGAATAGGTATTACTGTTACACAAAGTTCAAATGCAATTACAATTACAAACAGTGGATCAATAGTTAGTACTGATGGTATACCAAGTTTAGGTGGACCACTTAACGCGGCAAACCAAGGTATTGCTAACGTTAACATTTCACAAGCGGCCATTAACGCATTAAACTCAGCACACGGAACAAGTTTTACAGAAGACGACCTTGTTATTACAAAAGGTTTTGCAGATGGTAGATACTTAACTTCAACAGGATCGCCAGGTGCTTCCGGACAAGTTAGAGTTAGAAGTGAACCAGCTGACGCATCAGGTTATACATTTACTATTGCAAGTTATAACAACGGTAACGTTGTTGCTAGTGCGGCTCACGGATTTACAACTACTTCAAATGGTATTGCATACAAATACAAATCATCAAGCACAGATGCAACTAACCTAACAACAGGAACAACTTATTATCTAAGATATGTAAGTGCTACTGAAATGTCAATTCATGCTTCAAAGGCAGAAGCACAAAACAATGACGATGGCACTAGAGTAAGAATTGTAGCTTCAGGAGGTTCTGGAACACAGACAATGACTGATGCTGACTTTGATCCAACGTTAGCAGGATATTGGATTAAGTCAGAAGCATTACCAAGAGAATCAATTACTAGACGTCAAGGTGACGAGATGACTGGTACATTGTACTTGAATGACCACCCAGGTTCATTTGCAGGTGCAGGACAACCAAACGGAATTACAGATAGACAAGCAGTTACAAAATACTACGTAGACAATTCAGCATTTGCAAGTGCTACAAACTTATATGTTAGCACCAAGGGTGATGACGCAATGGCTAACGTGCCAGTTGGTAGTGAAGGTAGAGCTTGGAACTATGCTTACAAATCAATAGCGGCCGCGGCGGCTAAGGCAGAAGAAGTTATAACAACTTCTCCTTTAACCATTGGCCCATACAAACAAACAATTACATATAACAGTGGTGTAAGTAATTCAACAGTAGCAACAAGTGGTGTTACTAGTTCAAGTGGATACGAAGAAGTAAAAGTTCTTACAGATGCTAACTTAAAGTTCATCAGAGAAGAAACTATCAGTTACTTGAACGCAACTTATCCAACGTACTTGTTTGATAGAAGTCAATGTAGAAATGACTTAACAAGAATTGCTAACGGTATTATACTAGACATACTAGATGGTACAACTGCAAACTATCACAGTAGAAATGCAGGTTTAAGATATTACAGTACTGCAAGTGGACAAAAAGCAAGACAGTCACAAAGAACAGAAACATTAGCGGCTATTACATTTGCTAAGGCTCTACACGCAAAAGTTATTACCAATGTAATGGAAACAACATTATACCAAGGTCAATTTGCAGTAAGAACAATTGGCTTAGGTGCAAACACTATATCAATAAACACAGGTAGCAATAACTATGCTCACACTTATGTAAGTGGTGGTACAGTTACATTTAATGGCGTTGCACATACTATTACAGGTGCAACATACGATCATGTTAATGGTGTTGTTACTATTACAACTGCAACCACTCACGGTGCAGTAGCAGGTGACATTGTTACAGTAGCAAACATAACTTGGAACTGTTCATTAGGTAACAAGGTATATCCAGAAGTTCATGTACAAACAACTGACAATGCACAGGTAGTTGATGCAGTAGGACAATCAGCAGTAGCGGCAAAATGGGATATTGTTTCAACAATTATTACAGGTCCAACTATTGCAAGTGCTCCACAACTTGTTGAAGGTAGCACATGGTCAATCACAATTACAAATGGTAGTGTTGGTTATGTTGATCAAAACATATCAAGCAACCAAGACTTAATTCCAGGTAAACTTGTTGTAGGTAAAACATCTGGAGCAGTTGGTAGACTAGTAAAAATTACAGCAGGTGCAACACACGACACATTAGAATTAGAATTATTAGAACCGTTAACATTTGCAGTTGGTGAAGAACTAGATTACGGTAACAAAACTTCAATAAAGAATATTAGTATTCATGTTGAATCAGGAACATACAAAGAACAGTTTCCAATTAGAGTACCAAACGGTGTATCAATAAAAGGTGATGAATTTAGACGTGTTATAATTGAACCAGTAGACGGAGTTTCAACTTCACAATGGCGTAACGTTTATTTCTACAGAGAGCCTACATTTGATAGCATTGATTTAAAAACAACTTACAATCCAAGTGCAGTAGAACTTTTAACTTTAAACAAAGAATATTTAAAAGATGAAACCGTTGCATGGATCGACGCACAGATAGCCGGTGCCGCAGGTATATGGAGTGGCTTTACTTATGATAAGAAAAAGTTTGAAGTAGACACTGGTAGAGTTCTTGATGCATTAATCTATGATATTAAACATGGTGGTAATGAAAAGTTTTGGGATCAAGCTAACACATACTACGATGGAACAGTTTCAAACATCGCAGGTAGAGAAGCACAGACAAAAGCGGCGTTTGATCAATTAAGTTCTATTATTAGAACATACATTTTAGCCAATGCGGCTCATACAAGTTTACAAAGTGTTACAACACAAACAATTGATTCAACAGCAGGTGAAACTGCCGCAGTTACAAAAACAAATACACAATTTACATTCCTTGGAAGTGTTCTAACAAGTGGCTTGGGAAGTTTACCTACTTTAGAATCTAGCAGTTATGGTTATCATTACTTAACAGATCATACAAACTCATCAAGTACAGCTAAGAACAACAAAGAAATGGATGTCTTCTTAATGGGTGATGCAACCATATTAAGAAACATCAGTGTTAAAGGACATGGCGGGTTTATGTGTGTACTTGATCCAGAAGGATCAGTATTAACTAAATCACCTTACATACAAACTGCTTCAAGTTTCTCACAAAGCATTAACAAGAAACGTTTTGCAGGTGGTATGTTTATTGATGGTTTTGTAGGAAACCTAAGAACAAAAATTTTAAGTACAAATACAGCATACAGCATTAACGTACAGAGTGAAACAGGTGAAGGTCTAAGAATAAAAAGACCTCAAGTACCTTGCCCATTCTATGTTGATGGTGTACGTTATCAAGTTAATGCCGTTACAGCTTATGACCAAGCAAATGGAAGTGCTACACTAATATTAGATCCAACATCAGGACCATCAGGTGTTGGTTACACTCTAAACACACCTTACGCAATTACATTACAAACTGCTGGTAACAGAAGTATGTTGGCAAACGACTTTACACAGGTTAACGATCTAGGTTATGGTACTGTTGCAATTAATACAGCATTATCAGAACTTGTATCACAGTTTACATATTACAACGAAGCGGCCTACTATGCAGGAACAGGTGCTGAGATTAGATCATTAAACGGATCTAATGCTTATGGTACATACGGATTAGTTTCAACAGGATCAGATCCAAACGAAGTACCAGACACTATTGTCTTAGACAATAACATGATACAGACTGCTAAGGTCTTTGACGACGGTGGTTCAACATTTAATCATGCAATAGATCAATTATATATCTATGTGTATGACACAGAATACGTTCCTTTAGTAGGATCAGAAATTGAAATCGATCATGGTGGTACACTTGGTACAACTAGATATGAAGTTACAACTGTACAAAATCCAACACAACCTGGTTCACCTCCAACAGGAACTAGAAGCAATACAGTTTACAAATTAAACTTGGCAACAACTGGTGCTAATACTACAAGTTCAACAGGACTAAAAGCAGTATTGGCAAACGACCAGAAGGTGATGATAAGATCAAGTTCATCATTCCAATTCTCAGGTGTTGAGTCAACTACAACAAGACCAAGTTCAGCTTTAATATTTGATGAGTCAGAAACAGTTTACAGAACATTAGCATTTAATACTACAGATTCATTAGGGGCTACATTGGCTTCAGGTGTAAGACATATTAGATTTGATAGTCCATATGATTACATTAAACTAGTTATTGATAATACAAACGCCGCACTAACAACCTTTGCTGGTGCAGGTGGTACTACAATGGGTAACACAGCAGGTGACGATGTTATCGCTGTTGTAACAATTACATCACAAGACCAAATAGATAGATTAAACTCCGGTGACATGATATTTGTTTGGGATGGTAAGACACACCAGATTACAGGATACACACAAAGATCAGGATTTGGTACTATTGCAATTACAGACGTTGCTGGTAAAGAAATTAACAGTTCAAGTTTAGTAACAGGTATTCATAGCACACTGGTTAATACACAATCGGTTGTAACTTTAAGAGCTGGATTGGCTTCCACTGAAGGTGCAGAAATTACAATTAATATTTCAACTTGTAGAGCAACAGGACATGATTTCTTAAACATTGGTACAGGTGGATTTAATAGTTCAAACTATCCAAATTCAACTTTTGGTCAAGCTACACAAACAAAAGACCAAACCAAAGAAACAGACGAAAGAGATAAAGGTAGAGTATTCTACGTAAGTACAGACCAAGATGGATTCTTTAGAGTTGGTAAATTCTTTACAGTTGATCAAGGTACTGGTACTGTTACGTTCTCAGCAAGTATTGCCTTAAGTAACTTAGATGGTATTGGATTCAAACGTGGTGTTGTTGTTGGCGAATTTAGTGCAGACGACACAATGACTGATAATGCCACTGATGCTGTTCCAACAGAGTCAGCAGTTAGAGGTTACGTTAATAAGAGATTAGGTTGGGATCATGCTGGTAATGTAGTTGGAAGTCCAATAGGACCAGGTGCAGTAGCAAGAGATGGTTCAACATCATTTACTGCAAACATACCAGCAGGCGGATTTAAGATTACTAATTTAAGTGATCCATCAAGTAACCAAGACGCGGCAACTAAATCATACGTTGACGGATTGATTGCGGCTGGTGATACTATTCCAGAGAACATTGATGTTGAAATGAAAGCACCTGCGGCAAACCAGGCACTTCTTTTAACAGGTAAATTTAGACTTTATACAGCACCAGCAACAGGTGGTAACTTTGTTGCAGGTAACGTAATATCAGGAAGTAATTCAGGTGCGGCTGGTACTATTGTTGAAGTTAAGAACGTATCAAGACAAGGCGTTGCAGAAAACTTATTAATATACACAGCAACATCAGGAGCATTTACGACAGCTGATATAGTTTCAGCACAAAGTGGTACAGTTACAGCTCAAGTTAATAATGGACCACATCATGAATTTGCTACTGCGGTAGAAGAAGCAGTTTCAGATGTAAACATCCAGGTTGAAAGAACCGCAAGTGCAGTCACAGTTGATATGCAACTTAGAGCAGATAGCATTGTAAACGCAGATGTAAATTCAGCGGCGGCTATTGCACAAAGTAAGTTAAACTTAAATGCGGCAACTACAAGAGCTAACGCAACAGGTATTTCACAAAATGACTTAGGTGTTATAAGTTTAGATAGCAGTATCTTTACAGCAACTAACGGTTGGGCAACTATTGACAACGGCAAATTAGATTATAGAAAATTAATTAACATAGCTGACCAAACAGTACTTGGTAGATCTGTACAGGATTCAAGTACAGGTGACGTTACTGAAGTAACCTTTGCAGATGTTGTACAAGGTGGTGGCGGTGTTATTGAAACAGTTTCAACAACAGGTGCCGCGAACGCTCTAGTTAAAACAGATGGTAACGGTAATGCGTCAATGCAAGGATTAAAAGTTGACAGTTACTTAATTATTGATACGTCAGGTACAGAAGTACAATTTAGTACACCAGGTGGTGCTCAGTTTATGACAGCGGCTGGTACAGTTACTCCTACAGTAGCAATACCAGGAAGTGTTAACATAGGTAACACAGGAGTTACACAAGGTTCATTCCAAACTAACTCTGCATTAGCAGGTGAAAGTAGATTAGCAGTTGACTGGATACACAGTTCATTTATTGAAGCGCCAGGCGAACTTGATGCAAATTCAACAGGTATAGGTATTGGTGCTAACACAGGTTATAGTGCGGCAGGAGAAGTTTCTGTTGTGGCCGATGGTGCTACTCCACTTAAAGTTAACGCAACAAGTGTAATACCAGGACTAAACAATGTTTACACACTAGGTACTGCAACAGCTAAATGGAATACAGTTTACGCAACAACATTCAGTGGTACTGCAACAACGGCTCAATATGCTGACTTGGCAGAGAACTACGTTGCAGATGCAAACTATCAACCAGGTACAGTTATTATATTTGGTGGCGACAAAGAAGTTACACAAAGTTCATTACACAAGGATACAAGAGTAGCAGGTGTTGTTTCAGAACATCCAGCTTACTTAATGAACTCACATCAAGAAGGCGAGTTTGTTATTCCAGTAGCATTAACAGGTAGAGTAAAAGTTAAGGTGGCAGGAATCATACACAAAGGAGATATGTTAGTAGCTTCTAGTGTACCAGGACACGCATCAAAAGGTATTGATCCAACTGTTGGTTCAGTTATTGGTAAAGCATTACAAGATCATTTAGAACCTGGACACGGTGAAATTGAAATAGTGGTGGGTAGAGTATAATGGCACAGCAAAATATAAACATAGGTTCAAGTGCAAACAAAGGTGACGGAGATCCGATAAGAACAGCCTTTAGTAAAGCAGAGAACAACTTTACAGATTTATACACAAGACTAATTGTTGCTGAAGGCCAGTTAGGTGTTTCAAATACAGGTGGTGCTACTATACAACAAAGTATCATTGGAGATGTTATAGGTGCAGATTCAACTGTGATAGTTAACCATGCTACAAGCACAGTTACAGCACAAAACATCATAGGAAATTTAAAAGGTTCAGTTGTAGCAGATGACTCAACAGTAATCATTGACGGTGTAAGTGGTACTATTCCATACTCAGTATTAAGTGGTACACCAACTATACCAACAAACAATAACACGTTAACAAACGGTGCTGGTTACTTAACTGCTGAAACAATTACTTTAACAACACTAAAAACAGAAGTAGCGGCAAGTACAGACTTCGCTGACTTTAAAACTAGGATAGCGGCATTATAAATATGTTAGTAGGAAAACAAAATGGCAAATAGAATACCACTAGTAGTAGATACAACGGATAAAAAGATTAAAGAATTACCAGTCGGTGATAATTTAGATCTTGGTGGATCTGGACTTACTAACGTAGGAACAGTAAACGCAACAGACGTAAGAATTAACAACGTATCATTTAACAATCCGTTCAGTGGTGATTATAACGACTTATCTAATAAGCCAATTATTCCTACAGTACCAAGTGCTATAAGTTCTTTTGCAAACGACATTGGATATCTAGCAACAGGTACAACATCAGATCAAATAGTAGAAGGAACAACTAATTTATTCTTTTCAAATGCAAGATCAGATGCACGTATACAAGCGGCAAACATACAAACATTAGCTAACGTAACTACTCCGGTATCAAGTGATGATGGTAAAGTTCTTTATTATGACCATGCGTCACAAACTTTCAAATACAGAGCAACTGTTACAGAAGCTGATACACTAGATACAGTTTTAGCCAGAGGTGCAACTTCAACTAGAGATATATCAGTTGGTAAAGTTTATTTTAAAAACGTATTCGCAACATTGGCAGACTTACCAAGTGCAACAGATTGGCACGGAATGTTTGCACACGTACACGCAACAGGTAAAGCCTACTTTGCACACGCAGGTGCTTGGATACCACTAGCACAAGAAACTGGTGGAACATTAATACAAGTGGCGGCTGATGATTCAACAGTTAGAAATATCGGCTACGGTGAAACATTACAAATTGCAGGTGGCGGTGGAATAACTACAGCCTCAGACGCAGAAGGAAAAATTACAGTTACAGCATCATTAAACTTAGGTGATATCAATGATGTAGTTACAGCAGGTGCTAACAATGGACAAGCTCTTATTTGGGACAATGCACAAAGCAGATGGGAACCAGGAACAGTATCAAGTTCTATTTCAGAAATTGGTGACTTATCAGATGTTGATGTTACTACGGTTGCTCCACAAAATGATTATGCATTAAGTTGGGTAGCAAGTGCAAACAAATGGAGACCTCGTGCATTAAACAATATTGATGCGGCAACTATCACAGTAACAACTGACAATAGTGCGGCAACACAATATCCAATGTTTGTAGGTTCCAATGGCGGTGGTACTCAAACAGCTAGAACAGATGCAAACTTTAATTATAATCCTAATACAAATACATTAGCGGCTGTAACTTTAAACAGTACAACAATAAATGCAACAGACGTAAACGTAAGTGGCACACTAGATAACGGAACAAACGAAATTACAGTTGGCACACACTTTAAGATGGCAAGTGCCGCAGAAACTAGATACTATGCAGGTGATAACGGAAACTATACTGCCGTTAGAGCACCAGCTACACTAACATCTAACACAACATTTATTTTACCAGACGGTGATGGAAGTGCAGATCAAGTTTTAAAAACAAACGGATCAGGAGTACTAGCTTGGGTTGACCAAACTGGTGGCGGCGGAACACAAAACTTATTTGCCAACATAGCAGTAGCAGGACAGAATACAGTTACAGCAGACTCAACAACAGATACATTAACTCTTGTTGGAGGAACCAACGTAACAATTACAACTGACTCAGGTACAGATACAATTACAATTAACTCATCAGGTGGCGGTGGTGGAGGAGGAACTCCAGGAGGTTCTGATACACAGGTTCAGTTTAATGATGCAAGTTCATTTGGTGGAGATTCAGGTTTAACTTACAACAAAACAACTGATACACTAACAGGTGTAACAGGATCGTTTACAACTATAAATGCAACAACTATTACAGCAGACACAATGCAAACATCAGGAACTGGTGTACCAACATTTACAAGTGCAAGTAATATTATATTTGATGCCGCGAATGCTGTGGTATTACAAAGAACACCTTTAAGACTAGGAAGTTATGACCAAGATGGAATAAATGGTTTAACAGGACAAGCAGGTGATATGATATATGATGCCAACGTAGGTGATGTTGTATTCTACAATGGTAGTACATGGAAAAGTACAGGCGGACAATTTAGCTTTAGCATAGGTGCTGATGACTCTTCGATGATTGCAATTAACAGCAACGAATCAATTAAAATTATTGGTGGTACAAGAATAACAACTGCAAGTGATACAGAAGGTAACATAACAATTAATGCAGGTAATACTGATCTAGATGATCTAGCAGACGTTACTATATCAACTCCAAGTTCAGGACAGTTCTTAAAATGGAATGGTAGTGCTTGGGTAAATGATACAATATCAGGAATTTCAATAAGTTCACCGGCGGCTGGTGATATGGTTTACTACAATGGTAGTGCTTGGGCGGCAACACAAGGTCCAGTTTACTACTACACGGTAACATCAAATGGTGCAAGTGCATATAGATTTGCAGGACCAGGTGTTAGTGCAACAGCTGACAATCCAAACTTTACATTGTACAAGGGTGCTACTTATATCTTTAATAACACTACTGGATCAGGACATCCATTTGCAATTAGAGTATCAAATGGTGGTAGTTCATTCACAGAAGGTGTTAGTGGAAGTACTACAGGAACGCAAGTATTTACAGTACCACATGAACCAAGTGATACGTCATTGGTATACCAGTGTACTATTCACGGGGGCATGGTAGGTAACTTAACAATAGTTTAGGGGTTACTATGTCAGAAAAACATTACGTTGTTTCATTACATAAAGGGGTAGACAAGGAACAGTTCTTAAATGAACTGAATACTTCTACATCTATTACTGACATTCCTGACAGAGAAGTTTCAACAGTAAACGAAAGACCAATTAGTAAACGTATGTTGGAGGTTGCTCTTACAGATGAAGAAGCAACAGCATTATTAAAAGATTCAAGAGTAGGTGGTGTAAACGAACCTTTGGTATGGGACGATGAATGGTTAGACTACGAACAAGCAGGAACATTTATTAGAAATGCTACAGCTACTTCAAGAGATAATTGGGGATTTAAAAGACACGTACAAGAAAGCAATCCTTGGGGAGCAGGTTCTCAGACAGGTGACATAGGTGGATCACATGATTATCATTTAGATGGTAGTGGTATTGATTACATACACCAAGAAACAAAATTTAGATATGATCACGAAGAATGGCAAGACAAGAACGGTAACAGTCGCTTACAACAGTTTCAATGGAACACACTTCCTAACTGTTCTTCAATAGCAACACTAGACTATACTAATTCAGCAAGTTCAAGCTATCATGCTACTCACTGTGCCGGAACGGCAGTTGGTAAAACATATGGCTGGGCCAAGAACGCAAACATATATTGTTTGGATATGAATACAGTAAACTCAAGCTATTGGTTTGATGCTATCAAAGAATTTCACAAAGCAAAAACTGTTAATCCAATTACAGGATTTAAAAGACCAACAGTGGTAAGTGCTAGTTGGGGATATAAAAGTTACTTCTCAAGTATCACTGATATAAACTTTAGAGGATCAAGTGTTGGTTCTGTAAAACAATCACAATACGGAATGATCGGAGATGGTGCAAATAGATTCAATGCACAGATTTACAACTTGATGGCAGAAGTAGAAGAAATGCAAGACGAAGGTGTACACTATCATAAGAGTGCAGGTAACCAAGGACAAAAACTTTGTTACTCAACTGATGTGGATTATAACAACTACATTACAAGAAGTATTAATTCAGGAAATATTACAGCAGGTAATCCTATATACTATAACAGAGGTGCAGGTAACATAGGCCCTCATACTATTGTTTGTGGTAACTTAGATAGTGCATTATATTCAAGTTCAGAAGCCTGTTCAAGTTCAAGTGATAAAGGACCAAGAGTAGATGTTTATGCGGCAGGTACAAATATTGTTAGTGCTACAAATTCTAACAGTACTGCAATATTAAATCTCAGTGGAACATCAATGAGTACTCCTAATGTAGCAGGAATGAGCTGTTTGGTATTACAACTTAATCCGGGATACACTCCTGCACAACTACGTGAGTGGTGGCATAAGAATAGTATCAAAGGATTATTATATCAAGGTTCAACAGATGAAAATACACCATCTAACTTCTTTAACAATAACAGAAACTTGATGAGTCCAGATGCAACTTCAAATAGAATTGCATTCTTTGGAAACTTAGGTAAGAGTAAAACGTTTAGTAAGAAAAAAGGTTTAGACACAACAGGTCCAACAGGATTTAAAGCGAGTGGTAACTAATGGCACAAGAAGAATATAGAGTAATAACAAACAAAGGAATAGATGTAGCTGAAATAGACTATGACTTACAAAGAGATACTAGCAGTGATGCTGGTGTTGATTCAAATGTCTTTCCTGATAGAACCTGTGATGTTTCACACGCAAAAGCAACTAACAATAGAATAACTTGTTATATGCTTGAACCAGCAGAAGCAGAAAAACTAAAAGCTGATGGAAGAATACTTGACGTTGAACCTTCAAGCATAGATCAGTATGCTGAACCTTATGCAGTACAAAATGATAATTTCCAAAGAACAACAGTTGACCAACAAACTGATAAAAATTGGGGATTGTATAGACACTTGTTTAAAGAATGGCAAGCCGATCAAGCGGCAGACCAGACTTTCACAGGAGATTACAACTACACACTAGATGGAACAGGTGTAGACATTGTTATACAAGATGACGGTGTTGATCCTACAGGACATCCTGAGTGGGAAGATTACAATGGGGTTACAAGATTTAATCAAATAGATTGGTATGCGGCATCTGGTGTAAGTGGAACCATGCCAAGTGGTCACTATACAAACAACTATTCAGATACGAACAGAGCAGGTGCTCATGGTAGTCATTGCTGTGGTATTGCCGCAGGTAAGACATACGGTTGGGCCAAGAATGCACAACTATATTCAGTAAGACTTTTTGGTGGAACGAGTGCTATGTCAATGAATGATATCTATGATGTTATTAGAGAATGGCATTTGAAAAAACCTATTGATCCTAACACAGGATTTAGACGTCCTACTATTGTAAATCAAAGTTGGGGTTATTCTAATACATATTCAAATAATGGACAACTAACATCAATCTATTTCAAAGGTGTTAATCAGAATATTACACCAGCAAACTTTTCAAGTGCATTTGTAAACTATGGAATGACTGGTAGTAAACACCCTATACAAAGTAGTTCAGCAGACGTAGAACAACAACAGCTAACTGACGCAGGTATTATTTGTGTCAAGGCGGCCGGTAACGCATATCACCCTTGTGCGTATCTAACAACAGGACAATATGGAAGTGGTATATATGACAGTTATTACACCACAGCTACTTATGGAGCATATCGATTCTATTACAATCGTCCTAGTTCACCACATAGTGAAGATACTTTATTTGTCGCAAATATGGATACTCAACAATATGGTAGTGAAGAAAAAGTTAGAATAGATAGTGAACGCGGACCAAGGATAGATATTATTGCCGCAGGTGATGATATTTCTAGTGCAACTAGCCAAGTAAGTGCATACGGAAGTAAACAGCTATATCCAGGAAGTTCAACACACTACATGGCTAAGATTGGTGGAACTAGCATGGCGGCTCCACAAATATGTGGAATGGGTGCTTTATGGCTACAAGCAAACCCAGGTGGAACTGCGGCACAGTTTAAAAAGTTTTTAACAGATAATAGTACACCAACAGCATACGACAGTGGTACAGCAGAAAGTTTTAGCTATGGTAACAGTTACCCACGTTTATACGGTGCTCCTAACAGAGTAGCACACTGGCCTTATAGCAGTCCAAATCCTCTTAAATTTAGAGGTACTAGTGGTAATGATCAAACGGACTTATAGAGCATAAATACAGTATAGGATAAGAAAATATGGCTTTACAAACAATTAATATAGGAACACTAGCAAACGACGGAACAGGTGATGATCTGCGTGAAGCATTTATTAAAGTTAATCAAAACTTTGATGATTTAGATCTTCGTTCACCAGAGTCAACAACTGTATCTAATTTAGGTAATACAGGTGAGGGTGTTTTTGCACAAAAGGTTGGTTCAGCTTTACAATTAAAAAAATTAGTTCAAGGATCTAACGTAACACTAACTAGTTCTACTACAGGTATTACTATAAATGCTACAGGCGGATTACAACAATTAAATGTTGTTTCTGATGTAGGAAGTATGCAGTTAGCAGATGGACAAACATTAAACATTCAAGGTGGAGCAGGTGCAAACACTAGTGTAAGTGGAAATATTTTAACAATTAATTCTACTGCTGATGTTGTATCAGACACTACACCACAATTAGGTGGAAACTTAGATGCTCAAGGAAATGATATTTCAAATGTAAATACACTTACAGCAAGTAACTTTGCAGGTGCCTTAACTGGTAACGTACAAGGTTTAGTATACGGGGTTGATATTAGAAACATTGAACCTAATACAGCTGGATTTGATTTTGGATCTTTAAGTAACGATGTTAGAGGTTTGTCAGATTGGTTAATATATCAAACTGATATTGACTTTGGTGCTATGTTAACACCAGATGCAAGATCCTTTGACGCAGGAGTAATAAGCTAATGGCAACACTAACAGTAACATCAAACGGTTTACCTAATCCAGCACAATTTGGAAAGGCATTCGGTAATAACGCATTTTCACCAAGCGCCAATACAGCGGCGGCACAAACATATAACTATTCATTTACTTACAGAGGTGGAACTAATACGTCTAACCCACAATTAGTAACTGCTCTTACACCAATTGGAATTATGAACAATGGTGTTGTATTTTTTAGCCCATCAGCGGGAGTTGCCGCGGTACCTCCAGGACTAGATCCAAGTGCAGACGCACCAGGTACAGGGTTTGAATATAATGCTGTACAATTTAGAACAAACTATGGCGGAGATGATGCAGGTGGATGGCCAGAGCTTTCAGGACAATATCATTATATGTCAGGACAGTTTTTAAACTTACCAACAGGTTCATCAGAAGCAAGTGCAGGCTGGAATACAGCAATGGTTACAGGTGCAACTCCGGCGGCAACATATTATACAGCAAGTAACTTTAGTGGAGATCACTTTAGACACGCAGATGGACACAGTAAAATTTTAGGATATTGTTTTGACGGTTATCCTATTTACGGACCTTATGGTTATTCAGACTACAATGATCCATCATCAACAGTAGTTAGAATGACAAGCTCTTATCAATACTATTCAACAGAACCTACAGGTAGAGGTTACTTGTACGGTGCCAAAACAGCAGGTACATTTGTTAACGATCATGAGTATCAAATTGGTACAGGTTTATTAGATGAATACAACGGTAGATTTGAAAAAACACCAGAATATACTGCTGGTACATACTGTTATCATGTAACAGTAGATTCAAATTTACAGCCCGTATATCCATATATTGTTGGCCCTAGCACAAAACAACAAAGAGCATTTTAATAGCCATCACGATCCGATAAATACTGTAACAGTAAGGATTTGATATGGCAGTACCACAGTGGACACAAAATTCAGGATATAGACTAGCAACTCTGCAAGAAAGAGTTACGACTTCTATCACTTTACCTATTGCTCCAGGTTCAGCAAGTGGAACAGGATTTGATCCAGGAACAACTTCTATCAGTCTTCCAGCTCAATCAAGAATACAAAATGCTACAAATATAGGTATTTCCAAAACTTGGACACAAGGTGGATCATCTGTAACATATGATTATCCTTTTGCTATTAGAATTCCAACAATACCTGCACTAACAAATAAACGTTTACCTGTTGCAATACTATTACATGGTAATGGTGGTAATGGTCCTAACGAAATTACTGCTTGGGAAAATTACTTAGGTGATCATATTCTTATTGCACCAACTGGTTATAATAATGCTTGGAACGTTGCACACGAAAATACAAAAGCACCAGACGTTGAAATGTTGCAAGACTTAATTACACAATTAACAAATTATTCAAACGTTGATAATACTAAAATTAGAATAGTAGGATTTAGTAATGGTGCGGCATTGGCTAATAGAGCATACGTACAGATAGATGATACATCTTTGGATGTCGTTTGTACAATAGGAACACAATTCTTTGATCCTATGTTTAGAAATGATACATTTTATATTCCATCTGGAGAAACAGGTGTTACGACAGCAGAATACAATACTGCAAAGACTCCTTTAAAAGGAAGAAAGTTTTTAAACATACATGGTACAGCAGATACGGTCATTCCTTACGCAGGAGGATCTCATGCGTTTGGATATAGTTTCTTAGAAGCCCAAAATAGTGTTTACCAAGTAGCGAAGTCACAAGGATACACAGGAGGAATCATTCCAGATGCTGGTGGTGTATATTATGGTGTTACCGGTGTTTACTATTATTCATATCTAGCAGGTCAGGTGCTACATTACAAAACAAATGCCGCACATGGCGTAGAAGATTATATGAAACAAATAGTAGGTAACCAATTAACATATACTCAAGCAAGTGCTCCAGACATATTTTTAGAATCTGGTTCTGTTACAGATATTAATTTAAACACAGATGTTATTACAGTTATTAGTGGATCATTACCAGATGGTATGCGTTTACTAGATAATAAAATTGTAGGAACACCTTTTGAAGTAGCAAGAGATACAGACTACGAATTTGTTCTTAGAGCAAAAAACAATGATGGTACTAGAGATAGAACATTTAAGATTCAAGTACAAGGTGCTGACAATCCAGTATGGACAACTAATACAGGTAAACTACCTTTAGGACCTAACAACAGTTTTTACATATTAGATAGTAGCATAGTTGACTTCCAATTAAGTGCCATTGATGCTGATTTACCAACAGGACAAAGTTTAGAATATTTTATATCAGATGGTGACGGTACGCTACCTCCAGGAATAACGCTAACCACAGATGGTAAGCTAGTTGGTATTGTTGATCCTATAATGGCCTTAGATGCTAGAAGCGGAAATGGATATTACGATCAAACACAATATGATACCTTTGCTTTTGATTATGGAATGAGAAGTGCAAACGGTTTTGAAAGTTACTACTATGATACTCAAGGTTATGACTACGCAATACCTACACAAAGTCCAAAGAAATTAAACAGGATATACGAGTTCACTGTAAGTGTTAGTGATGGCGATACTATTGAAAAACGTAAGTTTCAAATATTTTTAGTTGGAGATGATTTCCTACGTGCAGATAATACTATCATGCAGATAGGAACAGGAATATTTACTGCTGATAATACATATCTAAGAACGCCATTATGGTTAACTCCAGCAGACTTAGGTTACAAAAGAGCAAACAACTATGTAACAATATTTTTAGAAGTATTTGATCCTAATACACTTACTGGTGTATTGTCATATGAACTACAACAGAATAATGATGACGGTACAACAAGTACCATACCACCAGGAATGACAATAGATCCAACAAGTGGTGAGATTGCAGGACGAGTACCTTATATGCCTGCGGTAACTAAAGAATATAAATTTACTGTATCAGCTAAAAGATATACAAGTATTAGCAAAGCATCTTTGATAGCTGAAAAACAAAAAACATTTACAATTAAAATATTAGGTGAAGTTGAAAGTACAATTACTTGGAATACTGCGGCGGCACTTGGTAGCATTAATGCAAACTTTATCAGTACATTTGCCGTAAGTGCTACAACAACAGTTTCAACATCATCATTGTTATATGATATTACAGCAGGAATTTTACCACCAGGACTTGTATTAAATTATAATGGTGAGATAGTAGGTAAAGTAAGACAGTTTGCTAGTGGTACACTACTAGGACTAACAACTATTGATGGCAACGACTTTTCAATGGACGGTGGTACAACTACTACTGATAGAAAATTTAAGTTTACAATTCGAGCAAGGGATAGATTTGGATTTAGTGCTACTACAAGAGAATTCAATATTATAGTAAGCGATCCTGACAACATAACGTACAGCAATCTCTACGTAAAACCCCTTCTTAAAAGCACACAGAGGTCTGCATACAGCAACTTCATCGGTGATCCTAATGTGTTTACACCCGCATCAATTTATAGACCAAACGATCCAGAATTTGGTTTACAGAAGCAGGTTAAGATGTTAGTTTATTCAGGATTGGAAACAAAAGAGATTAGAGAATACATCGCGGCAACTAGAAAAAATCATAAAAGAAAAAGATTTAAAATGGGTGCAATAAAATCTGCGATAGCAAGAAAGACAGGAAGTACAGATACAATATACGAAGTTATATATGTTGAAGTTATTGATCCTAGTGATATAACATCAGGTGTTACTTCAGTGGCATCTAAACAAACTATTTTAAATGACAGAAAAATTACTGTTGATAGTGTAGAGTACGAAACAGGAGATGATGCATCTAAAGAAGGTGCTGGATTGGCAGTATTTGAAATTACCAACTCAATTGGTCAAACAGTATTAGTTAGAGCATTTGGAAATGATCTAAATATCCTATCTAGAAACGGTGGTAGTGTTACTATTGACGCTAATGGTATTATACAAGTAACTACAAGAAGTGGTGCTGAACTAACAGCAGGACTAGTAGCTACAACATCAAGTGATCCATTTAGATTTAGACCGGACGGAACACCAATTAAGGTATCAAGTGATGCAGTTAAAATTAGTGATCCAAGTAGCCAAACTAGATACATTAGTAATATAACTAATATGAGAGAAAATTTAAGTAAAGTAGGAACTACAGAGCAAAACTTCTTACCATTATGGATGTCTACTGCACAGACCAATACTGTAGAAGAATTAGGCTATGTAAGTGCTATTCCGCTATGCTACTGTAAACCAGGTACAAGTGCCCAAATACTGTTAAATATACAGAATAATGGCTTTGATTTTAGACAGCTAGACTTTGAAATTGACAGATATGTTATTGATAACACCACTGGAAACAGCTTAGAGCAGTATATTCCGTTCGGGAATTACAGCTTTAATGTTTAGCAGGATAAATATATACACTAGAGAGGAACAAAAATGGCAAGTAATATAGACGCAACCAGCATTGATGCAACATTTCCTATAGCAGGTCAAGACAACGACTCGCAGGGATTTAGAAATAACTTCAATACTGTTAAAAATAACTTTACAGCGGCAAAGAGTGAAATTGAAGCTCTTCAAACAAATACTGCAAAGCTAAATGCCGCAAACAACTTTCTAGGAAATGATGTTAGTGGTGCAAATTTAATTGCTAACACGCAAAAATTATATGCAGGTGGAACAATTACAGGCCCACAAAACGTCAGCTTTACAAATGGTAATTATCAGACGTTTACTATTGGGAACAACCTTACACTTACATTTGCAGATTGGCCAACAGCAAACAAAGTAGGAAAAATAAGATTAGTCTTATTAGATACACTAGGCGACAGTACAACTAGAGTTGTAACTTGGGCAACAACAGGTGGCGGAACTATTAAATATGGTCCTGGCTTTCCTAGCCCATTTAACGTTGCTTCAAATGTTAATCCAGTAGTAGTAGACTTTTGGACTGACGATGGTGGAACTACTGTGTATGCAGAGTACGTTGGCGTATTTACTTAATAGGTAATTATTATGGATCATCCGCTAGGTGAAGATACCTCGGTTATGTCAGACGAACAGATACAAGAAAAGATTAGTATGCTGACAAAAAAATATTTCCAAACTAGAAATCCGGAAGCCAAATCACAAATAAATTTAATGCTTGATATGTACAAACTTGAGAGCAGGGATCGACTTTTGAAAAAACGAGCAAATGGATCCAATAATGATCTTGACAAATTAATCAACATCGAGTAAACTATATATATGCTGATGAAAACAGATAACCTAGGAATACCACGATTTACTAACAAGGATTTATTAGATATGATCTATACAGGTCATATTGATAAATGTCATGTGGTACTATGTGATCCTAATGATGACATAGATAAATTTAATATTCATGCAAAAGAAAATGGAATTGATACACTTAAAAAGTATGTTCCAATTGATGTTGACAAAGACAAGTTTGATAAGACATTACAATCAGAATGGTTTATGCCAGAAGAATATAAGAACTTAGATATTGAAAACTATGTTATTGGTAAATGTAAAAACCCAGAAGAAATAGTAAGGGTAGAATCAGAATTAAGAGCTTTTGAAGAAAGAGATATGTATAACTTATTACGTTATATGGTTTATTTGGTAAGCTATATGCGTGATAACAACATACTATGGGGTGTAGGACGTGGATCTAGTACTGCTAGTTACGTTTTATATTTGATTGGAATACACAAGATAGACTCAATCCAGTTTGGACTAGACTGGCGTGAGTTCCTTAGATAAATACGTATATAATAGGAGAATGTTATGGCAGTAAAACAAAGCGGTCGAAAGCAATATAAATCAATGCAAGGTAAAATGGTTGATATGGATTTGCTTAGACAAAGAAATGAACTTACTCCGGCTGTAGGAAATGCTCGTGTAAATGCACGTGGCGATGAATTAGGTCCGGGTGGTAAGATCATCAAAAAACGTGAAGATGTTTTAGGTGAATACTATAGAGATCATCCACAAGCCGTTCCGAATGAAGTACCAGGAGAAGGTATTTCAGAACCAGATGCAGAAAGTAAAGATGCTATTAAAAAAGTAGCTGAAGAAACTGCACCAGCGGTAAAGGCGGACGAAGCAAGTGATGAGATGGCAGAGATCGATGCTGAAGCTGATGAAACAGGTACAGCATGGGTAGAAGATGCCGATGGTAATTTTGTAAAAAAGGACAAGTAGTTAATGGACGCAACCACACTAGGTGCTGGGCCTAAGCTCAAACC